CAGGCCTCCCTGTACAGCGTCGATAGCCTTGCGGCATTGGTCTATTGTGCCCGTTAGAAGTATGGGCATGAGCACCATAGGAGGTCCGTCTTGAGATCGGTCTAACAGATGCAAGTTGTATTGACCTTCTCCCTTGGCCACAAGCACATAGGGCCCTTCCGTTGTCCTTGATTCTACACTGCCTGAGGGGAAGGCCACGTTCTCTAAGCGAGCCACTACAGGCCTCCCTGGGTAGCCATGAATGACAAGAACGGTGCGAGGGTTTGAACGATAAGGGCGAGTGCGGCGAGTGCGGCGAGTGCTTTGAGTGACTTTTTCATAACGCTTTAGAGTACCCGGCTTTGGCGGGTGGGGTCGGGTAAAACCAAAAGAAAGAGGCCCTATTCCCTTAGTGAGAATAGAGCCTCCCTGGAGGTCTCCTTTGCAAAGCGACCGTGTACCTAGCCCATGCGCAAGGCGTTATTCATGTTGTCCAATGAGTGCCCTACCTCAGCGTCCCTGCCTCTTGATTGAACAAACACCACTTTCCTGGTAGGTTGGGCGTGTACCTCATGCCCGTTGACGGTCCACCCTGTACCGTTGTGTGCAAGGGTCATTCCATAGTCCTTGAATTCTGTCCCGTCAAACTCCCAATCGTCCCCTAGGTAATCAAGGGTGCCTTTGATCGGGGGAAGGTATCCGGCACTATAGAAACGCTCTACCATGGCATTCAGAGAAAGGGCCAGTTCCATAAGTTCCGTGTTATCCCAATCGTCCAAATCCAAGGCCTCAATGTGGCCTAGAATATCTGCCTTGAAAGTGGCACCGATAGACAGGATGCCTTTCTTGTTTATTATGTCAGGATTGGCCTCTTGTACCGCTTTGATACACTCGGGCGCATCTTCCCATTGGCCTCCTGCATTCAGAAAAAGCTCTTCGAGCCCTTCCCGGTATTGAGAGTGTTCGCTAGGGATATCGTCTAAATTATCACGGGTGAAAGTGAAATCTTCAATGTCCTGAATACTCTCAATTCCCAATTCTTCATCGTAGTCAAAGCAAGGATCCTCAGAGGCACAATTGACGCAACCGTCAAAGCCGTCCCAAGAGTGTTCTACGTCAACATGCACACCAATAGATCGGAAGAATTCCACCGTCCCTTCGTCGCAAGCCCCGCTCTTGTTTTGCCAGTCAATTACGTCCTGAAAAGTCATCTCAATTTCATCTGCCATTCCTGCTTTCAGAACCGGGAGCCCGTTCTCTACTGCCGGAAGTTTGGGGGCCTTGTATTCATAGGTCCGCATTCCGCTCCCTCCTGTAGCGTCCAAGAGGGGAAGATCCAAAGGCCCATTGGGCATTGCCATTTTGGCCCACAAGGATATTGAGCCCCATGAACCTAAGAGCAAAGGAAGGTTGCGCAGGTCTACAGATGATCCGCCCCATATAACGGTCGTGCCACTGCATGAAGTCTTGCTCCAAATGTAAACCCAATCGGCGCGGGTGGAGTTAGGAACCGGGTTCTTTTTGTAGGCACGAGTAGCTTCCTTTGCCACAATCGCCCAATTCAAAAGAGCCTCTTGCATGATCCAAGCGGGCATCTTCCAAGTGGCGATAACGTCCCGTAGGGCCTGATAGCGATCATTCTGATTTGTGTTCTTGTATCCGTTTAGGTATTCTTCCAAGGCCTCAGCGGCGACCTCCTTATATGTGGCCTCCTGGAATTCAAGTTGGGTAGCTTCGATCTCGTCTGTGTTTGTGTTTGGGTTGCTTTGCATACCTTCAAACTACCCTAGTGGCCCGGGCCCGGTCGGATCTTTCTGCCGGAAGTTTGACCCAAACCCAAAGTGGGAATCTGCCAATCTGGCAGGTGCCAATCTGGCGTGTCTCATAAAGGTCCTGCCAGATTGGCAGTGTCTCATAACGGTCCTACCAGATCGGCGCTCCAAACCATTCTCATTCTGAGTGGTCCTCCTGTTTCAAACTGCATACTGGGACCAAGGACGAACTGCTTACTGGGACGAAATACGAACTGCACACTTAAACCAAACTGCAAACTGAGACGAAATACGCTTAATTAGCAGAAAGTGACTCTTGGATTTTACATTTTGACATGAAGTGTGCACCCCTCTCAGAGGCTCCAAATGCCGGCCCGCTTGAGGAGGTTGGACAAACGAGGTCCATCACTCAAGCGACCCACGAAAAAAGGCCGGGTCGCTTGAGGGGTGGACCACGTTTGTCCAATGTCCTCAATCAGACCATGGGTTCTAGCTATCAGGAGGCCCGTTTTCTACCACTCTTTACTCTTCTTGGTCCAGGGGGTAGTAAAAGATAGAGATTGTCTTACATTTCTTGGAAATCACCCTAAAATACCCAAAAATCGCTTAATTAAAGTAATTAAGGAGGTAAATTCCGTCGATTCACAAATATCCTACTGCTGCCACCGATCTCGATTTTTTTGTGCCCACGGGACAAGATCCTGCACACTCTTTTCAGTCCTCAAATCCTGTTTCTTGGAATTAAGGAATACTGCACACATATACCATTTGCTGTGGTATGCTTCGGCATGACTACCATCACCACCATCGGACAACTCCGATCCTTTTATGAGGCCTTCGACACAGACCACTCCCTGAGGGACTTGGCCTTCACCCATACCAAGGAGGCATATCCTGGACAGACCCCCGCCGACAAACACATGCGGCTTGAGAGTTGCTGGAATCACACCTCAGCGACTCCTAGACCTCAGCGCCTCCACGAGGGCCGTAGGATCACTCTGTACCAAGTCGCATGGTCTCTTGTCCATAACGGTAAAGTCCCGCACAGGCTCAACAAGGCGTGCCACAATCCCTTCTGCTTCAACCCCAGCCACCTCTACATTTCAGGAGACATTCTGTCACACCAAGCGGCGGCATCGAACATTGGTCTACCTCAGCCCAGGCCCAAACGCAAAAAGAAGAAAGCATTGGCCTTAGCCAACGAGATGATCGACCTCGAACTGCTACCTGAAATCAAGGCCCTCAAACTAGAGAACGAAACTCTGGTGGATCTGGTGGTCGAACTCCAGTCCAAGATTGATACTCTCGAAGAATAACCCGACCGACTCAACCTCAACCCGCTACCATACAACCATGCAAACGCCCACACAACAAGAACGCATCGACGCCCTTCAACTCCTATCAGCCGAGACACCCTTACCTGACGTGGTCCACCTCTACGACAACAACACTTTCGCTATGGCGGACGTGATCGCTGACGCAGGAGAATGGTTGGTCCTCAATGACGCAGAAGCCCTCGAAGCTGCAACCGAGCAGATCAAGGAAAGCCTCTGGGCCTTCACTCCCTCTTGGCTTGTGGACTACATGCCCGAAGGCATGACCGTTTCGGGAGTCATCGCTATTCAAGGCGACCGATGCGAGGAAGCCAACGAAGACCTCTTGAGCCTGATCCGAGGCGTTGGTCCTAAGAACTTCGACATTCTGGTTCAAGGCGCAATCGACACAGACGGCAGGGGCCACTTCCTCAGCCACTACGACAACGAAGAAATTCAAAGCGCATGCGGCAGGTTCTTCTTCTACCGGGTAAACTAAAATCATGAGCAACTACCAAAGAACTTCCGACAGAGCCCGCAATAATTCCCTAGAAAGTAAAGAGCCCGTGGCGGTTATCAAACGCCAACGGGAAGACGGGTCGGACAATTACACCTGGGACTACGCTTCCAACGTCGAACACTGGCAAAGGACAGGAGAGTACACAGAAAATCTAGGCAAGGTCGAGCCCTTCGAAGTCGTAGAGGTATGGTTTAAAGGCAAGCAAATCGAACACCCGCTACTGACCGAAGAGACCGAGTCCGTGATAGATCTGACCGCACCAAGCGAACCGTTCTCACTTACCGAGCCCGTCCAGCCTCTCCACTTCGGAGACCTCAACCTCATCCCCGGCAACACCTACACGCTACGAGTCGCGCAAGACGGTAGCCACACCCTCGAAGGAAACTTCCAACTATGAAGACTGTAAAACATGTAAGGGCCCTGCTAAAGAATTTTCACGCAGACGGGATCCTCACAGATCAAATACACTGCATCATTTCCAAAAAAGGTCTCTCCGGCACAGCCTACGGATTTGATCGTGATTATGAAGCACGCCTAGCAATAGAAACAGGCAGGTACTCCAACGGAACCGAGTGCGCAGACAATTACAAGATCATTGAAACGTGGTTGAACGGTGAACCCTTACTAGATACTGAGACGCAGGACGGAAAAGAAAAGAAGGAACCTCAGATCTCCGAGGCGCACGAGAAAGCCCTCGTACTCAAGGCCGCTGTATTCAGCATCGTAGACGTTCTACAACAAGCAGACAACTACCACGAGGGACGAATCATCGACAAACTCTCAAGCATGTTGGACGTTGAAGCACGAAACACTGGCGACGATTACCGAAGGCGCATCCTCATCGCACTCCAAGGCGTGCTAGGCACAGGCTAAATCATGCAAAACCACGACTTCCTAAACGGCAAATCGCCCGAATGGCTCAAAGACAGTCCAGACTTCCCCGCTCCCTCCTACACTTGCAACGATGGTCACCACACCGATATAGATCACGCAGAGAATTTCCTGCTCATTGAATACATCATGCCTATGGCCGCGACCATTCGTCGCCTCATGGAGAAGGTTGAGAAGCTGGAAGCCGAAGCAGAAGAGGCTCAGATCCTTAGGAACGAATCGTGAATTGGCACTGCAACCTATGCAAGGTACACACCAAACAGATCGGTGAGTTCTACGAAGTCCACAAGAGCGTGTGGCCTGCTGGCCTGCGCGGGTGCCTCTGCATCGGCTGCCTGGAGACCATCATCGGTCGTACTCTCAAGCAGGACGATTTTACTGACTCAGTTCGAAACACCTCAGTAAGAATTTCAGAAAGAATGCTTACTAGAACCCAAGACGCGGGTAGTCTCTTCTCATGAACCAAGACCAATACCACAACCTGATCGACCAAGCGGAAAGCAAAGAAGCTCGCGTCGAACTCTACAACGAAGCATGCAAGTCATGGTCCAGAGCCAAAGGCATTCGAGCCGCCAACAAGGACGGACTCATGCTCATGCGAATCAACTCAGACCATCTCTCGAAGGACGTATGGCCCCGCCAGAGGATCGCGCTGATCGCTAGGCAGTTGAAGCTCCAGGTTCCGCAGACGCCCTCACGGCCAACTCCTGAAGAGTATGGTTTGGACACACCCTGCCCGATGATGGACGAGTACACGACTGATCCTAAGGACGAGGAAGCATGGAACGAAGGCTACAACGAAACTGCCCGCAAGTGGGGCTACCAGAAATGAACTGGAACAGTCCGTTCATGAAGCTCCCGCCCGACAACGTACCTCTGGTATTGGTTGATCGACACGGCGAAGAGTTCGAAGGTCACTACGATGCAACGGCCAACTTGTTCATGCGACCTTTAGGCACGACTCCGACCGGGGAGCTATTCGTTCAAGCACCCAGCATCGTGAAGTGGAGGTTGGCATGAGAGCTACCCTACCCAAGACCCCGGCGGTACTACCCAACCGGACGCTTACTAAGTATCGGTACAATCCCTTTCTGCAAATCACAATGGCTGCCTTCAATACTTGGAGCACTGACCTCGTGGTCAAGGCTACTTTCTACGGCAAGCTAGGGGAGTACGTGGCATGCTACTTCGAAGTGCGCGACAACGGTAGGATCAAAGCCGCAGGTCATGCCCACGCCTTAGGTAAGCATCTTGATCAACCAGGACGCGCAATGATCCTCGCAATCAAATCATGCGGCATCTTCCTAAGTCAAGAAGTAGACACATGTGACAAGAAAGGAACCGAAACAATCATCAAGGCCATAGGCATCGCTCTAGGTCACGACCCCTCTGTACTAAGACTAAGGATAAAAACCAAATGAAATGGATCAGCGTCAAACACACCAAGCCTGGAGACTCCCGCCGGATTCTTATCTGGTACAACGGAGACCTAATGCTTGGAGCCTTCAATCACTTCTACAATAAATGGGAGACACCTAGAGGCAACGAAATTTCGTTCCAGAATGACGTGACTCACTGGGCCGAAATCGAAGGACCTACATCATGAATAAATGGATCAAAGTAACTGACCGACTCCCCGACCCTTCTCGTGCCGTGATGTTTTGGGACGATCATTATAAATCTATTGAGTTCGGATACTATGAACTTAGACATGACGAATGGCTCTGCATAACAGGGCAACTCCACCTTAGGCTCAGTCGTATTACTCATTGGATGGACGCGGAGGCACCCTCATGATGATCGCTATGAAAGCATACCAATGGTGGCTACTCCATGGCAACCTGATCGACTTCCTTCCCATGTACCCTTGCACGTTCTTCAAGGGAGAGTACTGGCACTGCTGGAACTTCCAAGACGCCTCTTCATTCAAGATCATGAACGACATCCCTTACGTCATGGATAGTCTCAATTGCGACAGTGATTGGACGAGGCTAGGACTATGAAACTTGAAGAGACAGTAAAGTACTTCCTGACCCTCCTAGTGGTGGTCATCTACGTGGCAGCCATGATCGGAGCCATTATGTATTTCGACCTTGCCAAACTCTCCTGAATAAGGTAGGGTCCCTCTTGTTATGGACGAACAGTTGAAAGAAGCAATAGAAAAAGCCATCCAATCAGGCACCCTCGGAGACGCCCTGATCACTGCCCAAATGGCATGTGATCATTGGTCTCTTGAATTGCGCGAGCTAGGCACCGACCTCAAGATGGCCGTGGCCGAGGCGCACTATGCCTCCGCTTACGCGATGGGACACACCCTCATGGAAGTAGAGCACATCCTCACCGATTCCCAAGACGTACTCGAAAGGGTGGCACGCTAAATGGTATGGCTGGTAGGACGATTGAACGTCAACAGTTACAGCGCAGAATGTCCTGAATCAGATATTCAAGACTGGTGCAAAGGAGCTGAGTATCCTGACATGGGTACCCTCCTGCGTGAGGCTCAGTCCTCATCCCCTGGAGACACTCCCGACAAAGAACGGTGGCCGTGTTTTCTGACCTACTCCATTCCCGAACGCATTCCCCACCGCGTCAAGAAGGACCATATCTCTGTAGGTCCTGACAGCCCCGTGGAGGTCAACTACCTCGTGCTGGACTACGACCTCCCCGGGCACCGCAAGTGGTACTCAGACGAAGAGATGGTCGAGCACATGATGATCGTGGCCACGCTGCCAGAGCACATGAAACCTGCATGGTGGTACAGCACCGCGAGCGGGTCCCGTTGGGTCTACCAACTGGCCGAGCCCATCCACGTCAGCCACTACAAGCCTTCGATCCTCGCCCTCATGGCTACCATCATGATGGAGGTCCCTGAGATCGTGTTTGAGGACGCCTCCACGGACCAATGGCACAGGGTATTCGTTTCCCCTCTCCCAGGCGCTCTGCTGCTCGATCTAAGCGACGAAGTGTCTCCCCCGCGAGTCGTTGGGCACTACACGCCTTCGAGGGCTCCTGCGCCCATACAGGGCCTCACAACCGATGCGCCCGGCAACCCCGAGGCCATCCTGGAGGAGTTCTCCAAGCTCATCGCCAACACTCTCAAAGGGACAGCAACGGCCATGGCCTTAGAGGCAGCCGACGCCCTCTCCCCCGAGACCCTGGCCAAAGGTAATTGGCCGGGCTGGAACTCAGCCCTACTGTCCATGGTAGGCCAGTGCCTAGCGCGAGGCCTGGACGAGGAGCAGACTTTTTCGGTGCTCCAGGATTTGTGCCTAGATCTGGACGAGGAAGACGAGGACCCAGGCGAGCTATCGTGGGTCGATACGCTATGGTCTATGGTCGAGCGCATGAACGCTGCCGAGCGGGAACGCCGCATAGCAGAGAACCTCGACGCGGACGAGATCGAAGCAGCCATCCTCCAGACCCAGGTGGTAGCAGAGGCACCGCAGGCATTCCGGGCCGAGCCCCACCGCATGCGAATGTTGAAGGTGGTTGGAGGCAACAAGTTCTACCTGCTCAACCCGATCACTGGAGACTACGAAGGACCCATCGAATATGACGGCGGACCTGGAGGACTCAACAGGGCCCTCAAACAACACCCTCTAGCCAAGGGCATCCAACTCCAGTACATCGACGATAAGGGAGCACAGAAGGATCTCTCGGCTGCCGCTATTTTGGAGGAGAACTCTCTCAACGCCGAGGAGTCCGACCCGGACTTCCGTTCGTATAAAGTTGCCGTGGTTTTTGAAGCAGCCAACGGCTCGGTGACCATCCACCCCGAAGGCCACCCGTTGACCAAGGTCATCAACCCAACGTACTCCGAAGGCGTGGACCAATACATCAGGCTCTTGGGAGGGAACGACTACAGTCGCCTCGTGAGTTGGTTGGCCTCGGTCCCCAACAAGGAAGCCACTCGCGCAGCCCTCATCCTCCGAGGCACCGCCGACATCGGCAAGACACTGTTCGCCCAGGCCCTCAATTACGTCTTCAAAAACCAAGTGGAAGCTCTAGGTCAGTTGGCCAGCACGCACAACGATAGCATGCAGCATTCACCGCTCATGGTTTTTGAGGAGCGCATCGGTAGGTCATTCAGTTCAACCGAATCAAACAACGAGGAGTTGGAGTTCCGCAAGATCCTCGCAGGCTCAGGCTACCGCGTGAATCCGAAAGGCATCCCCGCCTTCCTCTGCAACGCGAGCCCCGTGGCATTCATCGTGTGCAACAACCTCCAGAACATCGACGTACTCATGCGGCCCCTTTCCAACTTCGCGTTCTCGGACGCAGATTGGCCAGCACTGCAAAGTAGGTACTTCATGATCGAGAACGAACGCAAGGACATCGCTGAATGGTTGCTCACTCAAGAGTGGGTAGACCCGCGAGATCGTAGCAAGGCCCCGAAGGCCATCGCTGCCCACATCCTATGGCTCTGGCAAAACCTGCCGGACGATCAGAAGTATGGTTTCGTGAACAACAAAATGACCGTGGGCGGAAACCTAGAAAGGGAACGTATGAAAGAACTCGGCAAGTCATTCTCAGCCAGCTCCAAAGGCATGAGCGAAACATTGAAGAACCAAGTCTATGACATCGGCGTCATGTTCTGGAGGCACCTCATCAAACGCTTGGAGAACAAGTCCGACTTCGAGTGGGAGAGAGGCAGTCTGTTTTGGATCGAGGACGGGATCCTATCCTTCCAACTCAATGGTTTCCCTGCCGTCACCGTTGACGCGCAAGGCAACAGCATCTCCATCCATCTTCTGAAGAAGGCCGTCACCTTGGCTCTTGGTCCCGTTGGAAACTCAGACATTCTCAAACAGCTCCGAGTCAGGATAGACGAAGATAGAGTTCGAGTGCTTCAAATCCCCATGGACAAATTGCTCAACGCCCTAGACGAAGAAATCACAGCCCCTCAACTGAGGAAACTATACCATGCTTAGAATCAGTGCATCCCAACTGGGAACCTTTTGGCAGTGCCCTCGCAAGTGGTACTTCGAGCGCAAGCTCCGACTCCAACAGCCGAAGAAGAGTTACTTCTGTTTCGGTACCGTGCTGCACTCGGTAGCCGAGCGATGGGGCGCAGCCGATGACCAAGGCCGAGTGCCTTACGACACGGACTTTGACAAGGTCACTCCGTGGCTTTTCAATTCCATAACTCAAAGCTGGGCGGACGGTCCTCTCGAAGGTCAGAAGTTTGGAGACAAGGTAGACATCTATCCCGAAGACTGGCGATGGTCTCGTGACTGGGACGGGAACAAGGAACAAGAGGTCGATGATCAAGAGGCCGAGTGGATCCAGGAACTGATCAACGAAGCCATCAACAAAGGCATCATGATCCGTTGGAACGGTCGCACCCTTGAGCGTGCAATCAAAGCCGACGTGATCCCCGGCGTCAAGCTGATCGGCTTCATCGACGTGGACATCGTTGACCCTGAGACCAACGTGCTTCGCATCAAGGACTACAAGACCTTCAGCAACTCCGGCGCACGGTATCTCAAGATCTCCACCGAGGAGTTCAACGAGTCCGTTGCAGGCATGGAACACCTGAAGGGGACCATGACCTATGACCGCAAGATGGAGGCCCTCGAAGAGAAGTGGTTGGGCTCCGACACTCAGCAGAATATCTATGCCCACGTTCGGGCCGTAGAGCTTGGGAAGGAAGACGAAGAGATCGAGGTCTCTCACATCCAGTTCCCCAAATTCAGGAAGAGCCGCAAGGGTGTGCGCTCGGTCGAGGCTATGACCACTCCGAAGGGCCGTGCGGAACTTTGGCGTCGAATCCAAGACACCGCAGCCAAGATGATCGACGTGAAGGCAGGGGACTCCTACGAAGAGCTACTGCCTGAAGATGACAAGGCCTGCCAAGCCTACGGCGGTTGCCCCTACGCTTCCATCTGTGCAGGCATCGAGACCGTGGAACAGTACAGTGTCTCAATCAAGGAACACAACGAACTTTCCCAAGAAGAGCGAGACAGAAGCTCACTCCCTAGGGTAATATTCAAGCCTCACGCCGAAGCAGGTGCTTCGGAAGAACTCCAGGAACTAGAGGCCGCCCTTTTCGGTGGTCAATCCAAAAAACAAATGTCTAATATATTCAGCAAGAAAGGCAAGGCCAAATCCTCAGCCTCCAAAGAACGTACCACTCCCGTCAAGGAAAAGGAGTCAACGTGCCCTAACCCTGCCTACTCTGGCATCGACATGCCGTGGGCCGATCCCGACTGTCCGTTGTGCAAAGGCGTAGGTGTGCAGAAAGGCCGCCCGTGCAAGATCTGCGATGCGACCGCAGCCAAGCGAGGCGTAGATCCTAGCTCGTCCTTCAACTCTGAAGAGTTGGACGCATTCCTCTCCATGGTTGGCGCAGACCCGATGGTCGAAGAGAAGGCCGCCCGCAAGGCAGAGGTCAAGGAGATCGTCGAAGAAGTCAAGCAGGAAGAGATCGTCGAAGAGGTTGAGCCTGAAGAGGTCCCTCAGTCGGAAGAAGTGAGCCCGGAGCCGGAGCCGGTCAAGTCTAAGCCTAAGGCGAAGGACAAAGCTCCCCGCAAGAAGAAAGGCCCTCTCCTCATGGTCAACTGCTTCACCGCCCGAGGCTCGGTAGTGACCACTACTATTCAGGAAGTCTTGGCCGAGTACGGTGGAGCTATGGCTGAGAAGGCAGGCAAGCCTTACCATGAGATCAACGCCTTCCAGCGTCGGGACGCTCTTGCAGGAGTTGCCGAGGCCATCGCGGACGAGATCGGAACCGTTGCAGTCCTCTGCCTCAACATGGACCCTGATTGCGCGGCACTCGTGTCTGCACTCACTCCCTTCTGCCGCATCCACCAGGGAGTGTAATGAAAAGTTCTCGCCATGGGGAGGACATTAGGCGCATCGTCGATCTGCCTATCTCCTACCCTATCTCCGAAGACGAAGTGGACGCTATTTCAAAGATGGTTGTCCAGGCGAAATTTTACGATGACGGATTCCGTCTACTGCACGAACAGGCCAATGGTCTCCTGGAGTTCATGACAGTAGGCGGGGTCCTCGGACCCATCCCTGTAGGGTGCGGCAAGACCGGCCTATCCTACCTGTGCGCGGAGCACGCTTGGGACCAGGGGGAGCGCAAGATTATGATCTTCGTCCCCTCGGACGTGTTCCCTCAGTTCGCTATCCGCGACCTGCCTTGGTGCCGTCAACGCTTCGTCATGAAGGCGCGGTACATTCTCGTGGGCAACAAGACCAAAGCCCAGCGGGAAGCAATCATGAAGAAGAACTCCAATGGCGTCTACCTGATGTCGTATTCTCACCTATCGGTGAAGGATGCAGAGGACTTCCTATCGACCATTGACCCGACCCTGATCATCTTCGACGAGGCCCACAACCTGAAGAACAGGAGGGCGGCCCGCACCCGGCGCATGCTCGGCTTCATGAGCAAGAAGAGGCCCGCCGTGGTTGCGATGTCAGGCACTTTGACCACCAAATCCATCAAGGACTACTGGCACTTCTCTACGTTCGCCCTGAGGGATAGCAGCCCCCTCCCCTTGTCGGTCGGTCTGGCAGACGAGTGGGCCTCCATGATGGACTCCGGCGTGGACTTTGGCAGAGAGGCCGAGCCCGGCCCGATCCTCCCCCTACTCAACTGGGCCAAGGAAAGGTTCCCCGACGAGATCTGGCCCCGCGATGCAGTCGGCAGGTTCCGCAAGGCACTCAACCTACGGGTGGAACATTGCCCCGGCGTCATCATCCCCACCTCCAAGGAACTGCCGATGCCTCTGGTGTTGGAGAACCTCGGGGCCGCGCCCGACGAGGGCTACGCCAAAGTCGAGGAGCTGATGACCCAGGTAGAGGAGCTGGCCATCTCCCCTTCCGGCGATGACATTGAATATGGTTTCCACACGTTCCGCCACCTCAACGAATTGACCGCAGGGTTCTACTACAACCTTCGCTGGCCCAACTACGAAGAGATGCGCCGGAAGGGAGCCTACAAGAAGGCCTCCGACCAAGAGATTGACGATGCGATCCGACGTTCCCAGACTCAACGGGAAGCCAACAACCTCTACCACCGCGCTCAACGCAAATGGTTGGGCAGGTACGCATGCAAAGGCCTGGACACTTCGGGACTCTGCGCTGCACACATGTCGCGTGAAGGCACCCTGCCCAACAGTGGGGTAATCATTGAAGACAAGGACGGAACCTCCCTCATGGTGGACGTGTTCGAACTGTGGCACGCCCAGCGTGAAATGAAGTTCGACCAGATGCCCGAGCTGATCTCCGATCCCATCTTCCTCAGCGACTACAAGATCACTCCCGCCATAGCCAACGCTTCCAAGTGGAAGAACGGCGGCATCGTATGGTACGAGCACCGCGCCATCGGCAGGCGCACGGCAGACAAGCTCAAGGACCAAGGGGCCGATGTGATTTGGTGCCCTTCCAAAGGCGATGTCAAAGGCATCAACGAAATCGTGCTGGACCCTGCCAACGCAGGCAAGATCCTAGTGGCCTCCTGGAAGGCCCACGGCACCGGCAAGAACCTGCAATACTTCCACGACCAGTTCGCTCTCCAATGGCCTAGGTACGCCGACAGGGCCGAGCAGACGTTGGGCAGGATGCACCGCACCGGGCAGGATGCAGACGAAGTGCGCTGCATGACCAACCAAACCAATCAGTTCGATCATCAATCCATGGCAGCATGTTTGATCGACACGATCTACTACCGCGAGACTCTCGGTGGTCGCCCCAAGCTACTTATTGCAGATTGGACCTCGCTTCCTCCCATGTATTCCGACCAATTGCTACGCGCAAAGGTCTTCATGGATGTCAAGAAGCTCGATGCGTCTCAACGTAAGGCAATCGAAGAGAAGTTCGGCGCACCGACCGCATAAGCCGGTATAATGTACTCGTCGAGCAAGACCGCTCGGCGCAATAACCTCCCCAACAAAAGAAGAGAAAAATGAGTAATGGAATGTTCGATAAGACTGACTTCAGTGGCGTGAAAGACCGAGGCGCACCGACCGATTGGTTGAATGCACCCGAGGACGGAAGCACCGCACGGTTCCTTGGCAGGATCGTGTCAGCCGAGTACGACAAGGATGACATGAAAGGCGTTCGCGTCTTCTTGAAGTTCGAAGTCTTGGAAGCTCGTGACAACTGTGATTATCCCGTAGGTAGGGTCTTGACCAACATGATCAAGCCCAACCCCAAAGCAGGTGGAACCGATGGTTTCATCAACTCTTTGGTCGCTGTGGTCGCCAGCCTGGAGGGATGCAAGTCCACCGAGTTGGAAGATCCGAAGGAATCTCTTACGAATTTCTTCGACAACGACTTCGATGAGAATCCGATCACGATGGAAGTCACGTACATGCGTCACAAGACCAAAGTGAAAGGTGCTGACGGAAGTATGATCTCTGAGGTCACCAACTTCACCAAGATGTTTCTCGGCGCTGCTGAGTAATTGAAGAACGCCCCTCCTACGTGAGGGGACGAACGGCAATCGTAATGTCCAGAAGGGTGCAATGCCTTCCTAAAACCTCCGTCGAGCAACAACGTAAACGTGCAAGCATCATATCCGAGCAGGTGGAAGGCCTGCGCTCTTTGAACAACTTAGTGCAGGAGCCGGGGACTCTCCATTCCTCAGAGTGATATAAGGCGACCATCCCTACTGGGGAAGCGGCAGCTATGTCTCCCAGTCAAGGTGGAAAGCCTTACACCATGCCGGGTAGTGTTCAATAGGCAGAACGCTTCGCAAGCTACGAAGGACAAGGGGGTTCGATTCCTCCCGCCCGGCACCTCTTACAACCTTGATCCATGCAGTTGCAACTGTAACTCGAAGGATTACAAAGGGACCATGCAAACTCTGCGTTCGAAAGCAGACGGCGCAAAACAAGTACCCGGCGTGGAGTCGGGAGCATCCGAACTGGTCCTCGGACACCTTTGACTAACCAGAGGTGGAGCTTGATACCGAGTAATTCTTTGAGGGGTCGAGGTCTTACACTCAATTCTCTAAGTGCGAGATTTGGGCAACTAAAAGGTCATGACATCTAATAAATGCCAAAACCCCTACGACCGTACCGGATTTCTGCCCCGTCTTTGACGAGGTAGAGCTGGCACAGGTCTAAAACGATCCTCCTGGGCATGAGAAATGAAAAAGGCCCACCTTACAAAAAGAGAGTCCCTTAGCTCAATCGGTAGAGCGACGGCGAGATGCTAGAAGATACGGCTTCAATACCCGTAGAGACTCTCCCACTTACACCTACGACACGTAATACGCGCAGCCTACAGGGCTGAATGCGAGACATGCACGAGGTAAGAAGGCTCACGAGATATCGCGTGAGAGTTACTTACGGAAAGGTCGTAGATGCCCGAGCTGATCTCCGATCCCATCACCGCCCGACCGTTTTCCCACAAGGCCCACACACGTTGATAAGAGGACGCAAGTCCCGCCTAGCTTACCCTCCCTGTTTCCTTACCCAACCCAACCCTCTAAACATGAAACGAATTATCCTCGGCCTCATTCTTGTCGCCTCCATCGTCGCACTCAGCATCGCTGTGGCTCCCAATGCGTCCTCTTCCGCTCCGACCTACAACACGGTCATCACTTCTCCTGCTGTTGCTACCTTTGGCGCTCCCGCCTGTGCCACTGAAGCACGCGGCATCCTTGACGGTATGACCGACCGGATGGAAAATACTCCATCTTCGTCAGCCCCTGGCGCTCCGGTATGTACTTCATACGACACTTCTTGCTACTTCGATTGCGTGAGTGATGTTGATGATTACTACCGAGAGAAGATGGAGGATCCCATTGCCGACCGCGAGGAAGACATTGAAGACGCAAAGCTCGCTGGAGAGTTAGCATATGCTATTGGTCTTGCCCTCTACAACTCAGGTGACACAGTCGCAGGCTGTGCCGCGATGAATGGAGCAGCAGCAGGGGCTGCGTCGGCGGCTGATGCTGCTGATGCTGCTTACTTGGTGAAAGAAGGCATCCAAGCTGCTAAGTGGGTTTCCGGCATGATAGAGTGTTGTGACTGTAAGCCGTAATAGAGAACCGTCCAGCTTGACAATAACCGGCTAGATCCTTCACGGGACCAGCGGGAGGGTAGCCCGCATTCACCGAACACCTACCGACCATGAAACACACCCAAGAAACAGTGCAGCTCCAGATGGAAAAGTGGCTCTTTCCTAGAGAGCTTTCGACCACAGTGAAAGCCTTGAGGGAGATTCACACATGGCTGCACGAAAACCAAGTGAAAGCCTACCTATGCGGTGGCGCTATTCGAGATGTGGTCCTGAGAGGACAGAATGTTGAGATCAAAGACCTGGACGTGATGTTCCATTCCGATTCGGAAGAGATTCTCCAGATGTGCCAAGATCTAGGTTACGGAATCCTAAGAGGGACTATTCTAGGAGGCCTCAAAGTATCGACACCTTCGGGAGTGATAATTGATCTGTGGCAACTGAAGGAAAGCTACGGGATCACAGAGCCTACCCTCAAAGCCTACCTTGAGTCGGTCCCTACCAATATTGAATCGGTGGTGATGAGCCTTACGACAGGAAATATCCTAGAAGAGGGTTTCATCGAAGCGATCAACGACAAATCCATTGAGCCAATGTTCAATGAAATTCCAAGAGAGTCTAGATGGTTGCGGCATCGGATCGAGTACCTCCAACGCAAAGCAGGATTCACTTCATGAAACACAAATACTTCAAGTGCCCTCAGCCGTGTGAGAAGGTCAACTGTATCTTTTGCGATGGAGGCCTCGCGGACTGCACCGTATGCAACGGAGGAGAAGGTCAATTGACTACAGACTGCTGTGGTCATCGTCTACCTCATGTAACCCATGATCACGTATGGAAAGGTCTGATTGACTACACCGACAAAGATGGATGGATCGCACTCAAATGAGAACCGCAGTAATCAACATCGACATCCGGGACGATTCATCAGGCGAGCAGAAGTCCCTGCACAAGATCCACCTGATCCGAGTCCTGCCCACCAATCTCATCCCCGCTGATCTCATCCCTCACATCGTAGACGAAGCTCTGCAACTACTCCGACCTCTCATGGTCAAAGCCTGGACCAAGTTTCGAAATAAATAGCCCCGGTATTTTTTATACCCTCGCATTTTTTCGGATATTCCAAAAGACAAAAATCCTCACAGGTACCTACCATGGACGAAGAAGAAAAAGAACAAGCAGAATTTGACCGCCAAGAAGAACTCGACATAATGACAGGCGACATTCAGATGGAGGTCTCGAACATCGTATCCTCTATGTGTGACACCTACGGAGTCACCGAAGCGCACGTCCAAACCATCATCAAGAACATGTTCTAATGACTACCAAGAAATTCAAGCCCATGCTGTCTGGCAAAGCACCCGAGGACTTAGCACTCCTCTCCTACCCGGTGCTCGCGTCCCCGAAGATCGACGGGATCCGATGCCTCATCATTGACGGCGTTGCAATGTCCAGGTCGTTGAAACCGATTCCCAATCTCCACATTCAGCACTTGCTCGGTGGGATAGAGGAACTCAACGGCCTGGACGGGGAGTTGATGTTGCGCGACTGCAACGACTTCAACAAGACCCAGAGCGCAATCATGAGCGCGAAAGGTGAGCCCGACATCATCTACCATGTGTTCGACTACTTCCCTTCCGACAAACCCTTCATCGACAGGCTCGACGAGGCGAGGCGTGCTTTAGACAAGGCATTCAGTGTACCCTTCGGAGTACGTTGTCCAATCGAAGTGCTGGCTCACATCAGGATCGACAACGAAGAAGAGATGAACAAGTACCACGAGAAGGCTCTCGACCGAGGTCACGAAGGTTCGATGGTCCGCGACCCTCACGGCCTCTACAAGTTCGGACGGTCCACCACGAAGCAGGGAGGGCTCCTGAAGATCAAGCCCTTCGACGATGCTGAGGCCACGGTCATTGGTTTCGTTGAGCAGATGGAGAACACCAACGAGAAGACCCGGGACAACCTCGGCAACGCCAAGCGCAGTACCAAGAGGGAAGGCATGGTCCGCAAGGGCACCCTCGGTCGCATGACCTGCATGTCTGATGACGGCTTCGAGTTTGGTATCGGAACGGGACTGAATGACGAGCAAAAGCAAGAAATTTGGGATAACCAAAGCACCTACCTAGGATCTCGTGTAAAGTTCAAGCATCAACGACTCGCTAAGGGCGTGACTGGCGGAGCACCTCGGCTCCCAGTTTTCCTTGGCTTCCGACACACCGACGATATATCATGAGCCACTTCGATAGAGACAATCTGTCTGACATGACTCTCTCCGAGCTGCACGAGGCTCTTCAATGGATCGACACTGAAGCCCCTTCCCGCACGCCCGAAGAGCAATGGACGAACACCTGCTATAGGATTCAGATCTGCAATCAGATCAATAAACTAGCACAGAAGAAATTCGAAGAACAAGAGGTCATTGCAATGATCAAGAAAGCGGCAGTAGGCCTGGGCGTATCGCCTCGGAACCTAGCCCTCGAAATCCAACACATCTTGAGCAGGACCATCAACATGAGATCCTGCCGAGTCACCACCGCCTTAGGCATAACCAACTCAAACATCAAGGATTCCTAATGACCATATCACCCGAAGCCTTCGCAACAAGCGCCGCCTTTATAGGCTCTGCCCTCCTGATTGCAGGAATGATCTGGAAGGTCAAGTCCGTCGCCTCAGACATGACTGCTCACCAGAAAAGAGTCAAGCACGTTCGAACCCATGCCCACCGGCACAACACTCCAAACTGGATCGTGTCTCCTACCTTGCGGCAGTGCAGCATGGCAGTCATGGATGATCCTTCACTGAAGTACAGTGTGCCTATCCGATACGCCTCAGATATTGAAGGCAGGGATTACCCCGCCGTCATCCATGTCATGGACCACCGCAGCTTGAGTAAAGAAATGTCCAAGATGCTTGAAATCGCCGCTGCCTGGGGCTCCACCGTCGTACTCCTAAGTTAACATGGAACCTACAGAAGACTGCGAGTATTGCTGGTATCCTGTTGACCAATGCGTATGCTGTGAAGGTGACATCTAATGGAACCTACATGCGAATGCGGTCAACCTCTCACAGCACGAGACCTAGTTTTTGAATCTGGCATGTGCTATGCGTGCCACACATTCAGAGAGTTAGAGGAGGAGGAAGATCCTCTAGACGATGACTGGAGCGACATCGAAGAACAAATGCTCAAGGACTTTGAGGAGTCCGAATCTAACCCCGACCTCCTAGAAGAGTGGCCAGAAGAATAATCATGAATCAGTCAAGAGCAATCGACCTTCGAGGTCTCACCGAATTCGCCAAGTTTCAACACAATCAGATGGTTGATGCAGGCTACTGGAAACCCGGCGATGATACTCCACGAATGATGTCAGTCAAGATGGCTCGCATCCACGGAGAGGTCAGTGAGTTGGTCGAGGTCTACCGAAAGGGAAAGATGCACGACCCGTGCGGCAAGGCAGGCACCGGCCTGACCTGCGAGGAAGAGGAGTACGCAGACATCATCCTCCAAACCATTGATGCAGCAGCAGCCCGAGGCATCGACATCCAGGCAGCCGTTGAGGCGAAGGCCCGGTATAACATGAGCCGAGAGACGGCGAAGCAACAAGGGAAAGCGTTCTAATAGACATGAAGCTCATCCCCCTCTGCATCGACACCGAGACCACCCTCATCGGTGCCAACGGTACGCCCGTCCCCGACCTCATCTGTGCCTCCTTCGCGGTGCGCGTGGAGGGTAAGATCCAGTCCGCTCTGTACGGCAACGGGGATGACCTAGAGGCCGCGCTCCTCGAAGTGATTGAGGATCCTCAGTACCTACTGCTGGGCCACAACCTAGGCATGTTCGACTGTGGTGTCATCGTCAAGAAGTACCCGAACCTGATGGTGCCCATGCTCAAGGCTGGAGAGGCTGGCCGTCTGGATGACACGATGATCAGGCAGAAGCTCATGATGCTCTCGGCCTACGGGGCCATCAAGAACTACTACGCTCCTGACGGATCCAAGGTAGTGTTCCGCTACTCACTGGCTCACTTGGAGGGCAAGTACCTAGGAACCGACCGCTCCGATCAGAAGCAAGGCGAGGACATCTGGCGTCTCCGCTACGGGGAGCTGGACGGCATGAAGGCAGAGGACTATCCTCAGGAAGCCTACGACTATGCCTTGGAGGATGCCGAGGAATGCCTGAAGGTCTGGGAGCAGCAGCAGATCAGGTGCGCCTCGGATGAAAGGTACTGCTGTGACTCCAGCGAGTTCCAGACGGAATCCGCCTTCCACCTCTCCCTCATCACACGCACTGGGATGGCCGTAGACGAAGCCAACGTGAAGTTCATGTCAGAAGAGGTGGATCGTCTCCGAGGGCCTGACAGCGCCGCGTACAAAGCCCTGGTGGCCAGTGGTGCCTTGAACCCCTCGACACCTGAGCGGCCTCAGATCTCTTGGAAGACGTTGAACGATAAAGGCAAGATGGTCAAGGTCAAAAACTCCGAGCTACCGGCAGGACTTCCCATGTTCCCTGAAGAAGGGGAACCTGTGTCTCTTCAGTTCGAATCAGATGAGGTCGTGTACGAAGTGGATTTCGTCCCTACCTTCACTCGGACCAAAGACAAGGAAGTGAAGATGGTCAATGCCAAGAAGGCCTCCAAGTCTACCAAGGTGATCGTGAAGCTCGCGGTCGATGCTTGGAAGAAGACCTTCCCCGACAAGTTGATGCCGACCACCGACAAGGGTGCCCCTTCCGTGACCGCTGAGGTTCGAGGCAAGATCAAGAAGAACTGTGAGGTCATCTCAGCTCTCGATGAGTATGAGATCCTCAACAAGATCGCTACCAACCAGATCCCTGCGATGCTGTTGGCCGTGGAAGGAGGGCGCATGTACTTCGGGTACGATGTCTTGAAGGAGACGGGGCGCACCTCGTCCAAAGACCGAGGCATGATCAACAAGAAGCGAGTCTTCGCCTCGGCCAGTGGCCAGCAGGTCCCCGATCTGATCGGAGCGTGCGACCCTCGACGTACCTACGTTCCAGGCAAAGGCAAAGCACTGATCGCAAGCGACTACGACTCGATGGAGTTGGCGTGCTTCGGGCAGGTCTGCTTCGAGATGCTGGGCTACAGCGACCACATGGATCGCTACAACAAAGGCCACGACCTGCACGCAGTCTTCGCGGTTGACCAACTCATGGAAGACGGGTCGGAAGACGAGCACGTCTTGCAGTTCCAAGAGGCTGCCAAAGGCATGTCCACAGAGGAACAGTACGCCCTGTTCAAGTCCCTTCAAGAGTGCGGAGAAGTTGGGCAGGAGTTCTATAAGTTCCGTCGCAAGTCAGCCAAGCCTTTCACCTTGGGATCACCTGGAGGAGTCGGACCTGCCACCATGGTAGACATCGCCGCAGGCTATGGAATCGTCATCACCCAAGATCAAGCCAAAGCCACCCAGAAACTGCACCGCGTCACCTTCCGGGAGATGACTCCTTACTTCAAGAAGATCCAAAGGAACGTCGATCCGTTCAACGTGGATCAGAAGGGCCGCAACCTGTATTGGTTCCGCAGTCACATGGGCATGTTGGTCCGAGCGCGTGGATATACCCAGGTCGCCAACGCCCGTGGCATGCAGACGCCGGGTGCAGAGTGTATCAAACTGGCCCAGCGTTTGATTTGGAGAGAAATGCTAGACGAGAGTCTTGACAGTGTTCTCTTCGGCTGTAGGCTGGTCAACACGATCCACGATGAACTCCTCGCAGAGACCACCACGGATCAATCAAAGTGGGCAGCCCAGGCAGAACGGATCTCCGAACTGATGGTCAAAGCAGCCCGCATGATTCTAAAAGATGTCTTCGTCACCTCCGAAGCGTGTCTCATGTCGGTTTGGACAAAGAAAGCCAAGCCCACGTTCGACGAGTCAGGTAAGCTGATTGTGTGGCACCCGAAACCCTCTACCAAAACCAACCAATGACCATCTACATCATCTTAGGCCTCATAGCCCTCGCCCAAATCCTCGTCATCCTCTTCATGAAGGGAGCTACCTCCCAAGCGGAGCGCGACTCCGAGGATATGCGGGAAATGTTCTACGACCTCCGGCAGGAGGTTAGGTCTGAGGAGAGGTACGCAGCCCAGAACCACAGGAGCATCGTCAACCTCTACAGGAACATCATCCCCGCAATCACAGGAGGAGTGATTTGGAAAACCTTGGAAGGCCACGAAATTCCCCTTCGCATGATGTCAGACAATCACATCGAGAATTGCTTGGAGGGAAACTTCGGAGGGACTGACCCTGACCTCATTAGAGAACGGATGATGGACGAGCTAGAGCGCCGAGCTTTAGACGATCACTATTCCGAGAAGAACAATCAAATTTCTCCTCGTCAACAACTCAAACTCCACGACCGCATCATCACCAAGATGATCAACCCCTCTCCCTCTACTGAAGCATAATGAAAGCTCCCAAGAAAAAACTCCCTCGCAGCATGCGCAACCTCCTGAAGATCTTCAAGATCGGAAGGAAGATCGAGGACAGTGAGAATGGTCTCGCCAATCGCAAGGCCCAGCACGCCAAGGCCAAGGCCGCACGGCGCAAGGCCTCCAAGGTCGCCCGAGCATCCCGCAAGAAGAACCGAGGCGAGGCTTCTATCCAAGCTTGGCAGCTCCTGCAAATCCTCTTCATCGGACTCAAGCTCGCAGGTGTCATCACCTGGAGTTGGTGGGCCGTCATGGCTCCCTTGATGATCGTGTGTACCTTAGGTGCGCTTGTGGCAGTAGGATTGTCCGTCTATGTGAGAAGGGTTCTTAGTGGAAAATAACTACGAACTCCAAGTGCAGGGCGAGTTCGTCTCGGACCCTCCCATGCGAGTCATCATGCTCAACGCTCCTCCTGAGGCAGGCAAGGACACGGTGGCCGACTACATGTGCGCCCAGCTTCGAGCAGCCCAGGTTGACTTCAAGCGCAGGGCACTGGCGGACAAGCCGAAAGAGATGGTGGCCTACCGCCACGGAGTCTCTGCCGAACTCATGTTCTCCAGAGAACTCAAGGACTTGCCTTGGAGGCGAGGCAAGACGCCCCGCGAACTGGTGATCGAATTCAGTGAAGCTCAGAAGAAAGCCTTGGGCCAAGACCTGTGGGCTCGTACTACCGACATAGACTTGATTCGCAAGCCTCGTGTCTTGGTAGTCACGGACTTAGGGTTCCAGGCTGAGTACGATTACTTCGACAAATTCCACAAGGTCCACCTGTTCAAGATCGAACGGGAAGGCAAGGACTACTCTCACGACTCTCGCAAGGAAGTGGACGGACCCTCCAGCATCACCCTTCGTAATGACGGAACCCTCCAAGACCTCCGCGAAGTTTCCCAGTACTTGGTCCAGCAGATCATCGACACGTTATGAACGAAAAGCAAATAGACTCTAAGATCAAGAGCCTGCAATGTGAGATCGTCTCGTTGAAAGACTTGAAGGTCGTACTGAAGTCTCGCAAGTGGTGGACCTGCAAGGTTTGTCAGAAGCAAACCATTCTAGGCAGGCTCACTCTAGGCATCGAAGACTACTACGTCGAACCTTCAGGGTGTTCCAGCGGAGACTACTGGACAACCGAAGCAAAGCCTCCCTACCATATCAAATGTCCCAAGTGTGAAGTGTCAACACGTCACTACTCAGAGAATGATCCCTTGTGGGTCAAGATCCACGAGAACCTGGACGGGTTCCTGAAGACAGGGCATGGGTCCTTACTGAATGAGCACGGAGGTCGATGGAGTCCTTTGGGATCTCCTCTCAAGAAGTTTGTGTTCAACAAGCCTGGCAGTAGGTACGAAGATGTCTACTAAAATCACAGTAGGCATCGACCCCGGCGTGGGAGAGTGTGGCATCGCCATCATGCTCGGAGACGAGATTGCCGAGGTCTTTGTGCCGAAGGTGCCGAGAGGCATCAGAGGTCCTGAGAAGGTCACCACGATGATCCAGATCATCCAAGCTCTCTCCACTCCCTACCTGCCCGACACCGTTGTAGTGGAAGGACAGACAGCCTACGACTACCGTGGGCAGATAGACATCAAAAAGGTTGACCCTAACGACTTGATCCATGTGGGTCAGGTCGCCGGGGCGTGCGCGGCCCACTTCATAGCCCCCTCCAGCAGGCTCATAATTCCTGAGCCTAAGGTGTGGAAGAAGCAGGTCGAAAAGGGTAAAATGCAGGCCCGTCTGTACCACCGTTTGGGATGGGGCTACGAACCTCGCAGCGGGTACGCCATCCCTAAGAACCCTCCCTCTCGCTTCTCTCACATCAAAGGCATCGACTGGAAAGAAGCAGGCGATGCAATCCTCCTCGCAATGTGGGGAGCAGAACTCTCATGAACCCCTCCGAACCCAAACTCTCAATGACTTCCGAAACCACACAACCTGATCTTCCTGAAACCAAAGCCGCGCAGGACATCCTGGCGATGAAGTACCTCTCGGGAGGAGAGACCACTCTGCGTGAGTCAAGCAACCGGCAGGCCGGTGCCCTCACCAGCAACTCCGAGGACTTCCATGCCCTCAAGGATGCTCTGCTTGGTCAGAAGATCCTGCTAGGTGGCCGCATCCAAAGCGCAGTCGGCTCGGCCCGCAAGGTGACCGCCGTAAGTTGCTTCGTCAGTGGAACCATTGAGGATAAAATCCTAGGCGAAGGCGGCATCATGGATCGTCTGACCGAATCAATTGAGACCATGCGCAGAGGAGGAGGCGACGGGTACAACTTCAGTACCTTGCGTCCCCGCCACGACCGCATTGTATCCCTGGACAGTAGTGCCAGTGGTCCGCTCGCTTTCATTCATCTCTACGATGCTGGGTGCGAAACTGTCTCTAGTGCAGGGCACCGCCGGGGAGCACAGATGGGAGTCTTGATGATCTGGCACCCTGACATCGAAGAGTACATCACCAGCAAGCACGACCAAACTTCTTTGAAGACGTTCAACCTCTCCATCGGAGTGACGGACGAGTTCATGTTGGCCGTGGCCCAAGACAAAGAGTTCGACCTCAAGTTCAACGGAAGGGTCTACCGCACAGTCAACGCTCGCGCCCTGTGGGACAAGGTGATGCGCTCTACTTGGGATTGGTCCGAGCCGGGCATCCTGTTCATGGATCGTATCAACGAGTTGAACAACCTTTGGTATCGAGAGACGATCAGTGCTACCAACCCTTGTGGCGAGCAGCCCCTTCCTCCTAACGGGAGTTGCGTGCTAGGCTCTATCAACTTGACCAAGTTTGTGTACCACACCGACGCTGGTTTCCGTTTCGACTGGGCTGGATTCGAAGAGGCTGTGCGGATCGCGCAACGTGCGCTGGATGCAGTCATCGACGAGACAGACTACCCTCTTGAAGCTCAGAAGATTGAGTCCCAAGCCACCCGCCGCATCGGCCAAGGCTTGACCGGAGTTGCCAACGCTATCGAAGTAGTCACGGGAGGAGCCTACGGTTCCAAAGTGTTCTGCGACATGCTTGACAAGATCATGCAGAAGCAACAGCTCGTGGCCTACATGGAGAGCATCGAGTTGTCCAAAAAGCACGGACCGTTCCCGGCCTACGACGAAGACAAATACTGCACAGGTTTGTTCTTCCAATCCCTCCCTTGGAGTGTGCAGGTTGGCGTGCGCCGACATGGCATTCGCAACAGTCACTCGTTGTCAATCGCTCCCACGGGAACGATCTCCCAAGAGGCAGACAATTGCAGCGCCGGGTGCGAGCCTATGTTCTCTTCCTCCACCACTCGGGACATCCAGACTGAGGTAGGTCCGATGACCTTGGTCCTTGAGGACTACGCCCTTCGCAAGTGGGACTATGCCTGCACTCCCGCGTCGGAAGTTTCCGTGGACTGCCACTTGAAGGTCCAGGCCATCATGCAGAAATATGTCTGCGCTGCCGTGTCCAAGACGGTCAACTGTGGCAGCGGTATCGAGTGGGATGCCTTCAAGGAGATCTACATGAAGGCCTGGAAGATGGGGCTCAAGGGAGTCACAACCTTCCGCATCGAAGGCAAGCGCATGGCACTCCTGAAGGCCTCCAGCGAGGAAGGTGGCTCATGCACGCTCAATCCTGAGACAGGTCAGAAGGATTGCGGCAACTAAACTTGACACGATCCGCCTAGAAAGGTAAGGTCTCACCATGACAAATGAAAAGCAAGAGGAATTCGAACGGTATCAGCAGGAGTCCTCACTGGCTTCTAAGCAACGGGCGAAGAACATTGTCAAGCGTGAAGACCTACGAGTCAAGAAATTCCGTCAAGGAATAGAGAAGAAGATGGTGGGAGACCTGATCCGAGTCTTCCACCATCCTCAAAACCCGCACGCTGGAACTACTGCCAGTCGCCAGAGGTACCGAGACCTAGGCCACTACTCCGAGACCTTGGTTTCCTTGGTCTACGGAACGCACGAAGAGTTCCAGCGTGCAGCAGGCCTGAGAGACCAACGAGGCACATCGGCACTACGTCTCCAGATGGCGCGTGCGGCCTCCGAACTCTCAGTGCAAGAGTATGTGGATGAGTACGTCAAGCAGGACTGGGGATGGGACACGAAGCCTGACGGCAAGTTGAAGACCGTCGCCATCATCAGCGACATCCACTCAGACAAGATGGACCCTATGGTCCTGCGAGTATGGCTCGACGTGCTGGAAATGATTCAGCCGGACGGGATCATGTTGAACGGGGACGGGCTCGACAACGTGGCCATGAGTCAACACCCTTCGTTCCCTTCTGAGAACGTGCTATCTTTTGGTAAGGACATTGAGTTCCTAAGGAATGATTTTTGGCTTCCCTCATGTGGCACCGCTCCCCACGCTTGGAAGAAATTCAACCTCGGGAACCACGAACACACTGCCATTCGAACCATGGCGAAGACCAGCCCTCAAATACTAGGTCTGGATACGATGAACTGGGCCACCCTATTCGACTCGGACAGGCTGGGAATCGAGATGTGCATGGGCAGCAACTCCATGGCAACTTCTAAGAGGGGAGAGCGTCAGCTCATCCTCGACCACAAGGAAGTTCTGTACGGATGCTACACAGTGACCCACGGCAAGTTCACCGGACGCAACGCGGCTGATCTAGAACTCAGGCGAGCGGAAATGAGCGGCACCTCAGGGCACCTCCACCGCTATGAGTTGTTCACACACAAAGGCAGGTCCTGGACCATCTCCCCGATGGCTGCTGGATTCATTGTAGGCAAGGGCTACTCCAACGACCCTTGGACATGGACCATGGGATTCCTTGTGGTCACCATCGACACTGCCACAGGCAGGAGTTTCACACAACCCGTCGTTATCTACGAGGATGGGTGTTCCTTTAACGGTCGCGTTTGGCGGCCAACACAACTAGAAAAAGACATACGCGAGGCACAGTGGAATGGTTGATGATAATTTCGGAGAAAACAAAATTGTAGTTCACGGGAGCCGTGAATTCCTAGTCGATGTTCCTGGATCGTCTTCTGCCTGTGGATGGCAGATGGTAGAAGCTGACATTGCCTTAGATTACCTTCCCCGAGGTAACTTTTGGGTGCGCTTCCCTGGAGACTCTCTCGAATCAGAGGCCTCCCTAGACTTATACGGTGACGATTCTAGTGATCGAGACCAATCCATTGCGGCTCTTGAGGCCATTATAAATCAGGCCCGAAAGGCCAAAAACTACCTGAAGAGGTTGAAACTTGCTGATGAACAAAGTAGCTGAAATCGTAGTGCCCTCGTGTGGCATTTTCTCATTCCCTCTCCCTCTTCCTGAAGGTACTCCTACATCTATCCCTGTGTTCGTTGGAGGTATTCTACGGAAAACACGGAAGATCACTGACCGGGTGATCTTAGTGCAAGGTGCTCAGGCTCCTGGGATCGCTCGGGTGTCTGTAGGTACCGAAGGAGATCCCGTCCCTCTTAGGGAAGAGGTCAACATGGAGAATACCGTGGTGGCTGTAGACATCAATGGGGATGAAGGATCTATCTCCTTTGCTACAGGTTTGAACTATAAGTCTTTCGTTCATGGAGGCCTTAGGTTTACTATTTTCCTGGACCGATTCCAGGATGTCATCACCGGCACCTTGGAAATTGCTGACGCAGAGTGGACCGTAGGTAGGCACCGTGGTCCTTTGAATATTCCTCAAGTCATTGTGAAGATCCAAGGCCGTCCTTTCCATCTCACAACTGGGCAAGAAGGTCGTTTGAATCCTCGGGAGCACATCAACCGTAGATTCACTTACACTAAGTACGGTGCCCAGCAAGCCGTCGAGCAGGGAGAGCACTTGATCCAGTGCAGGGGGGATTGGTCCTACGAATCCATCGCTGCTTGGGGTCCTCAAATGATTTCGATCCTTGACCTAGACGCAGTGCCTGACATTGAAGGACTCAGCTCCAGGATGATCGAGGGAGGTTCTCCCTGCCGTGCTATCGGATACAAGGACGGCAACGAACCCGGTGGTTTCTTGATCGAATATTCCTACCGTCCAGGACTCGCGCAGAAAAGGTTGAACGAGCTGCTGCACCTCAGCGATGCTATGATGGAAAGGGAGGCTATCTGGACCTACTTCCAAGGTGAGCCTATGGATGCCAAAGCCGCATCGGTCGCTTACGGCGGGAAGATCCCCTTCCGTGCAGAGCCTACCAACCTGCCTCACTTGATGATCCCTACCTTCTTTGAAGGATTTCCTGAAGGTCACCACAATCGTAACAAATACCCTGGCAACTGGCAGGAAGGTCACCTTCCTAAAATCAAACACGGTTGGAAACCTCACGACGGCCAACACTTGGTTCGAATGACGGCCTTGCTGAAGTCGGCTATCTGGAACGCAGGAGATAGGTACGCCATGCACTGCATGAAGCAGGTCGGAGCGCACGCCATGCTCTGCAAGTCTCACCTCGACTTGGAAGAAGGTTGGGGATTCTCCAACTCAGTGTACGGCATGCTACACCACGAACCTAAGCGCAACCAAAACCTAGGGATCGGAGTAGGTAAGCGGGAAGATGCTTGGCTAGGTGAGGCCATCCTCATGAGTCACCTCTTGACCGACAAGTCCTCTTCCCTAGACTGGCTGCGAAGTTACGCTGACGTGATCTATGGGAACATTCTCAATACAGGTGTCGGCGTGCAGAAGGGCAATCCTGTTGTAGAGAATCGAGCCATGGGCAGGATTGGAGGCAACGGTCCTAAGGCAGTTGCTGCTCCCGGCCACGGCATGATCACTCTAGGCATGGGAGTCACCCAAACTTTCGAAGCCGAGCACTTCGCTCACTTCATGCACTGCCTCTCGCAAATTCCAGAGTTTGCCCTCATTTCCAATTACGTGGAAGAGTGCAGCACCTTGATAGGTGAAGCCATGGTGGATATTCCAGGCACTCCCCACAAAGCACCGTACTGGTACTTGAATGTGGCCAACTCTTTGGGACATACTGAGAGTCCTATCAGGAACTCATCAGGGTACGCGCACGCTCCTTACGAGAACTGGTATGGAATGGCTCTGCATGCCTACGCGGCACTGTCCAATCCAGAAGGCGAGCATATGAGGTACTTGGAGGAGATGTACGGAAGCAACCTTCAGGACCTGCCGATTGTGAACAGCATGAATCACCTGGACCGCGCTCAGGCCATGTGGATGGTTAGTCAAGGCCCTCCGGTCGATCCTCCCGTCGATCCGCCCGTTGACCCTCCGGTTGACCCTCCGATTGACCCGCCCGTTGACCCTCCCGTCACGGACCCTGAAGTTGAACTACCTCCGGGACTTGATAGCTGGAAGGATGCCTACATGCACTTGATGATTCGATCAGGTCACATCATCGGGCTTCTTCAGACTGACATCCGAGAGCTGGAGAACAGGCTCGGTATCTAAAGGCCTTTCAGCTCGTCGCGGATCAAATCCCTGACGTATTCCTTGATCCCCTTGGTCGCTTCTTCACGAACGATCTGGGGGATTTCTCTATTCAAGGGATCCAAGTCGCCTGACCCTCTGCTCGCCGGGATTTCACGCGAGTAGTACATGAAGGGAGGGAGCCCCGCGCTCTTGCGTTCGCGGTTGATCTCTAGTCCGATCTTCCATTGGTCTCGGGTGAGGTGCTTGCGCTCCGCTCGGGTGCGGGCCGGGCCTCCTCGAAGGCGAGGGTCATCTTTGGGGTTGGCGAACCAGACCATCCAACCTACGCCGCGTCCCTTGTTGGAGTGGATGACCCCGTGACCGTTGAGGTAGAACTCAGCCCAGTAGTAGGGGATCACGATCTCTAGTTTCTGGCTGCCGAAGTCGGCCCGGTAGAACAGGGAGTCGCTGAGGGTCTTGCTTCGAAGCAGGTTCTTGGCCCTGGCTCCCACCCTCTCTCCGATGGAATCTAGGATGCCCTGCATCACATTGTCCAGGTCCGCCACTACACTGCCTCCACGAGCCTGTCACGGCTTTCGGAGATCAGACCGTTGGCGATGTGCCTGACCCTGACCGTAGCGTCTACGTGGCTTCCCAGGGCGGCTACCAACTCAGCACTGGTGATGGTGTGGCCGGTAGACGTGGCGTCGATGACCTCGGAGTAGCCCGTCCCCACGAGGGAGATCTCCACTTGGCCGGGCGCGGCCAGTGCGGTGACTGCATCCCCTGCTCTTTGTAATCCTGCACCGGAACTGATCGGCCCTGTCTGGAGCCCCCAGGTGACATCCAGGTCATCGCCCGTCTCATAGCTCTCATTCGGAACCGAGACGTAGGAGGGGCGACCAGGGGCCTGCCCAGCGCCACGCAGTAGCCTGCCGACCGGGAGCGCCTCGTCCAGCTCGATCTGACCTGCACTCGTGCGGGCCTGAGCCTTCATGAACAGCTCCACGTTCTGAGCCAACAAGGCATCGTCGGGAGCGGTGAACACCGTGGGATCGGTGATGTAGATGCGAGCACCTGCGGGATGGTTCAAGGCCTGGGTGCCGTAGCGAGCCCGGATCAGGCCATCAAGCCTGCGGACATCGCCACCGATCACTGTGGACTTCTTCAGGTAGCAGATCTCTACGCCTTCGTCTGAGACGATGATGGCGAGCTGCTTGCCCAAAGTCCATGAAGTATCGTCCCCGGTGAAGTCCTTGATGATGGAGGCGTCGGGGCCTAGCTGGGTGTAGGTCGGGCCGGTATCGACCAGTCGTTCACCGTCCGCTGCCAACGGATCAATCAAGGTCCCGCCGGTTTGATACACGGTGTCCTCTCCCCAGTAGGAGTAGGTCACGTTGTCGCGGGACAAGTGGATGCTTGCACCGGAGATCGACACGTTATCCCTGACCCTCAAGACCATGACTTGTTGGGTGTTGGGGAATCCACCTAGGAGCTGCTCGGGTACTTCCACTACATCGCGGATCCTGTCGGGTGCGGGCTTGTTGAATTCAGGGATGCCGCCACCGTTGACGATTTCCAATGCTTCGATGTCCACGTTCCAGTAGTCGGGGACCAAGGTCACTGTGACCACCTCGCTCAGAGGATTAGGCACGACCGAGATCACTCGAACCACTTCATCGAAACCATAGATGGTGCCGACCATTCCAGGCTTCAGGTTCCGTGCTGCGCCGGTGAACTTCACGTCGAAGTTGGCACGCTGGGAAAGCTCCTCGGCTTTGCGAAGCTCTGCCAGTTGGGAGGCCGAGTCGAAGTGGGAGCAAGTTTCAATGCCTACACTGCGGGCCTTGTAGATGTCGGCGCGAGCAGCCTGCCCATCGTCGAACACTTCCAGCGTCATGCTGTCGTAGTTCCTCTCCCTGTCCTTGAAGGAGAAGACCAAACGGTCTACCTTCTTGAACCCTAGGAGCGAAGTGATTTGAGGGAGGCCGTGGTAGTCATGCTCGTCGAACACGAAGTCCAAAGCCACAGGCTTGCGGAGCATCGAGAACTGACACAAAGCACTCTGGGGATTCAGAGGCAGAAGCGTGGCGTGGTCCTGCATCGCCCTGGCCAAAACCCTATTGACTTCTTCTCCATCTCGGGAGGTGAGGGAGGATCGAACGTCCAACGTGGTAGCGTCGATGGCTAGATCGTTGAGACTGTCGGTGTCCCACCTGTCCTTGTTCCTTCCCAGCCCTTGGGGAGCGGGCTCAAACAACATGTCCGCGATGGCGTGGGCGATGTTGGCACCGTTGTCTTTCTCTACGGTGTAGGTCTGTGCGGTGCCGGAGCCGGTGGCTCCTAAGGTTCCGCCTTCTAAGAAGATGCGACCTTGCTGAGTGAACTTGTCCACCCCGTCATCATCGGAACCAAAAGGGATCAGAGCGATCTCGGCTCGAAGCACTGTGTAGTCGCCGTCCGAGGGACCCCACGACAGGAGGTTGATCGGCTGACCAACGAGGTACCGAGATACGTGGCCTGACTCTACGATCAGGTATCCAACGTCTTGGTCTGCGTCCGCCACGGCTCCTTGAATAGAGTCCGTAGGTCCGTCAAGAGTGACGGTAGGCTCCACCCACGGCTCGGTGTGAGCTAGGTGGTTGCCTGTAGGTTGAACTTCCAGGTGGTACCTGCGGTCGGCCCACACAGCCGAGGGGCCAAGCCTTCGGCCAGTCCACACCACATGACACAGGAAGGGCCAAGTAGAGTCGATGGTGGTCAGCTCAGTGACGAGCGCGTCCGAGGGTTGGATGTCCTCTCCCCAGTAAATGCGGAAGCTGCCTTCTTTGCCCAGGTCTACCTCAGTGCCTGAAGGGTGAGAGGTAGGAGTGATGGGGCCGGTGAAGATGAACTCCCCTCCGACTTCGATCCCATGCAGCGCGGTGACGAGGCCCACAGCCAGCACGTCCCAACCGTCCTCAAGGATCACCTCTTGTTTCGGGCCTCCGAAGATGCCCTTGCCTCCCTCGACCGACTCTTTGATCACCGAGCGGTTGCCTACAGCGCAGAGCCTAGGACCAACAGGAAACACTCCACCGTGTCCACGAGGAATCCACGCGCCTCGCTCAGACAGAGCGGTAGGCTTGGCGGTTTCGAGCAGGGACTTCTTTTTGCTTAGGGCTCCAGCAAGAATGCTGAGGCCGATGCCAATCAAGGCACCAGAGGGGCTAGTTGCCATGGCGGAAACACCTCAATAATTGTTGACCGATGGGACAGGCCCACCCTGAGAGGGTGAATCCTTTTGAAGACGAGTGCCAGAAAGTGTTGGTACGGTTGCCTACGATTCCTAGGTGAGCAGGTCCTCCGCTTCGAGTACAGAAGACCAGCAGGTCTCCACACTGTACCTCGCCCGTCACCACAGTCAGATTGGCGTCACGGATGAGTTGCTTCATCGCTGCCTTGGCTGTTTCGGGAGAGTGCATGCAGGTGTCAGCCGGGATGCGGTCGTGCGGTAATCCTAGAATAGAAAAAACGCTGCCAAGACAATCGGCTCCAGCGGTACTTGAACCGCCAGACATGTAAGGGACGCCAGCCCATTTAGTAAATTCTTCTTCAAGATCGGGACCTCCAGGAGTCCAGGTGACAGTGATCGGGGCGAGCTTCATTAGCCTGCTCCCTGTTCGTAAGTAGGATCGTGCGCGGGGATGGCGAAGCCTGGATTCATGATCCGGGATTCGTTGTCGAAGGTGTCGCGGCACACTTCCACGTTGCCGTTGCAGCCGGGGACTACCGTGACCGTCTGGCCTAACCATTCGTCGGGGCACCTACGGGCCATCGTGAACTGGAGGGGATTGGTGTCGAGCGTGAATCGAATGGCGATGCGAAGGTCCTCGAACTCAACGTACCCTTTGTGCCAGTACTCATCAGGCTTGGTCCCTGCCTGAATAGTCAAAGTGGTCAAGGTGTGGCCGCTGATTGTGTCAATGGTTGCGAACTGACTGAAGGCATTCCGGTCCAAACCACAGCCTCGACCAAACACAACCCACTGACATTGGTGCGTGCATTGAAGACCTAGGCTCCGGTCGAGCAGGCCCTGCTCCCGAGTGGCCATCAGCGCGATGCGGTTCTTCTTCCCTTGGAAGTTCTTGACCGATTCGGTGATGTCTCCCTTCATCAGAATGTTGCCAGCCACTAACCCGTCCGGCGAGGTGGAGATCTCTTGGATGCGAACGGTGATGGGAGAGTGCGGTACCCCTGAAGCTACTCGTGAAGTCCAATCATCTGCGGGGAGGACGATGCGAATCTTGGGACTGTCTAGGGTACCGCTGTTTTTGAGGCCGGACACTTCCATGTTGGGGATGGAGGTGTAGCCGGGGACCGGCAAGGAAGAGTCGGTGTACTTCCGGTACTCGCCGTCGTTGAAATAGAACGTGACGAGTACGTGGCTTACGTGGGTGCTTGTGGAGTTACTCATTCTAGGTAGGGTTTTCGTTGAGTAGTTCGATGGTGGCGAGCGAGGTGCCCATTACACATCCTGAAATCCATTGCTCTTTGATCACGTCTTTGCTGAAACGAGTCAGCCGAGCGATGGCTGCGTATTTGATGTCGGACAAGGAGACGCCGGTGAGAGTGTCTCCCAGAGTGACTCGGTAGGAGGTGGCCACGTCTTGAATGACTGCTGCCTCACGGACCACGAAGGATCCATCATTCAGCTCCAGGCCGATGAAGTCCATGCCTTCTTTCCAATCGTCGAAGTCGGTGGTCAACTCGAAGTCGATGAAGCTCGGGTCAACTGCGGTGACTTTAATCAAGGAGTCTTGAGCCTCGTCCAGTTTCCAGAACGGGTACAGGCGACCACGGCGACTCTCCCAAAACTTGAGGAGGGTCCACGGCTCTTCGGTTACAAACTCCATGTTGTGCGTGACTCTGCCACGGTCACTGTTGGTGAATGTCGAAGGGGCTCGCCCATCGCTGAAGGAACTCCCCGTCCCAGGTCGTGAGATACCTTTGGAAACCCCGCTCGTCCAATCAGGGGAGATACGGAACACCGGATAGCCACGGTAGTCTGATCCCTCGCTATACGAGAAGTCCTCAAGGAAGGGGAGTTGTGATGCGCCGGGTGCTTCTACTGCATTGACGGTGAGGGAAACAAGGCACCCGTGTTCGTAGACTGCGGTCGGCTCTCGGATCAAGGAGCAGTCCACCACGGGAGCGACGGGAGTTTCGGCAGGCCATGAGCCGACAACCGGGGAGACTAACTCCAGTGTTGTTGGAGTTACTAGGTTGATCTGCGCAAGCTCCGAATGACCAATGACCACGCGGGCTCCCTTGAACCATCGTCCTTGGGTAGTGTCCACCGTGATCGTGGAGCCTGAGATCGTGGAGGCCTCGATCTGATCGGAAGCCAAAGGCAACTGGAAGATGGCCCGAGCTGCGTCCCGCATCGCGTGGTGCAGGCGAATGGATGAGGCTTCGTCTACGGCCTCCCAGATGACTTGGAGTGTACGGATGGGGGCATTGCGCAGACCTCGGCGGCGTTCTCTCTCAGACTCTCCTGAGATGCCCACAGAGGTCATGGCTTCCGTCTCCATGGTGAAGCCTTGGATCCAGTTGTGGCAGTCTAGGAAGGAGTGCGAGATGATAGGCGCAGGCACCACGGCGGGCGCGGGCGGAAGGCCTAGGACTTCAGAAGAGATCCGAGACAGGGCCAAGTCTACCGTGCTATCGCGGGAGGCTCCGGCCTGCATGCCCAAGCGGGACACAGCGATCTGGACCGGCTGGCCGATTAGGATCTCAGCAGAGACGCGGGACAGTAGAGTGTCCACCGAGCCTGCGCGGTTCACTCCAGCCTGCAAGCCAAGGCGGGAGGTTGCAGCCTTGGTCGCTTCGGACACCATGACCTCAGCAGAGACGCGGGACAGCAGAGCATCCACAGCAGCTCCACGGCTTGCGCCTGACTGCATGCCTGTGCGGCACACTGCCACCGAGGGAGTGTCGGCCTTCAGTATTTCTGCTGAGACCCTAGAGACCTTGAGGTCAACCATTAGCCGTTGTTGATGACCCCGAGTTCGAGGTTACGCGGCTCGGATCCTACCCACGCTGACGTGGTGACGGGGTTGATGACTGCGACCTCGAAGAGGATAGCCATCGCTGTAGAGGAGACGTTGATCGTGCCCGACTGTACGGTCGTTCCACCTTGCCTCCAACGTGCGCCGAGGTCCAAGTCTCCAGAGGTTTCCATGCGGGCATGGATGTCAAGCTTGACTGCGACCACGGTCGATGTGTCCCCTACGATGTCGTTCGCATCAGAGGAGGCCATGGTGGCCAAGTACTCGTCGGTGGTCACGTTGGAGGAGACTCGCTTGTCATCCTCAGCCACGCTGCCTTGGGAATAGGTCTCAGCCCAAGCGTCTTCGATGTCGGAAGCGCCGTCTAGAACCCAGTCGGTAGATGCCCCGTCTCCATCGGGCAGGTAGCCTTGGATGTAGAGAGGGCCTTGGAACGTAGAGTCATCAGACACATACCAGTTGTCGAACTGAGGTGCGTTGTCTCCGGTGTTGAGTTCGCAACGGTTCGCGCCCGTGGCCACCTGCTCCTGAGTGTCGATGCTCGTGTTGGCAGAGTCCCAAGTTACGTCCGTCGTGACCACCGAGCCTGCGATGTCGCTGACCTTGGCACTGAAGCTTCCGCCCACTCCATCTGCGATGACCACAGAGAACTCGATGTACCTGTGATCTTCCCGTTCGTTGTTGTGTGACCAGAATTCGTTGGAGGTGGCCAGGGTAGTGGCTCCCCTCTTCACGACCAGCTTGAACCCGTTCGCGGAACGCACTGCTGACGGGATCACATACGGCGCGATCTCACATCGGATCTGCTCATCAGTACCAATGAAGAACGCGAGGCGCGGTGCGTCTGAGTCAAGGGCGTTCGTGGTGGCCTTGTAGAACTCGATGCCGGTGGTCCAAGTGTTCGAGGGAGAGCCTACCAGATCGTGAGTCCTGATCGACATCTCCTTCTTGAGTGCGCGGCCACCCTGCCTGCCTACTACGGTACTCACTGACCCTACGACTTGCAAGTCGCTGTATACGCGAGCTAGAGTGGTGGCATGTGCTGCTACCTCAAATCCGTCAATCCATCGAATGGCCATATTACGCTCCGGTCTCCACGCCGAGTTGGGTATCGTTCACATCCGAGATAGTCCATCCCGATGCGGTTGAGGGGTTGGTCTCCATGACCTTGTGAATGTTTTTGAACACCGTGTCCGACACGGGAGAACTGCCTGCTGAAGCACTACCACTCGCGCCGGTCTTCACCTTGAAGAGCATCGTCCGTGAGCCTGCTACGGCGACGGCTGCTCGGGCATTGAACTGCACGGCGGAAACACTGCCGGTCAATGATACCAGATCTGACATGGTGTAGAGATCCTCTTGCGCCAACGTGCCACTGGACACTGTGCCTCCGGTACCGGAGTCGGTGTGGGAAGTAGTACCATCATCGACGCTGGTGTAGTTGTCGCCGGATCCATCTTGAGTCCAGTCGTTCGTCGTGCCGTTTGCGGTCACTTCGATCCCTTCAATAGTTTGAGCACCAATGAAATCGTTGTTGGATCCTCCCGTGGCGTCTAGGACATACAAATCATCCAAGAAGAAACGAGAGGAAAGACTGCCTGACGGGAAGTTGAATCCGAACGTGTCAGCTCCGTCCAAGCCTGAGTCGTTCAACGTGGCTCCAGTTCCTGAGAAAGCGGTGATGCCATCCACTCGGAACTCGTAGTCTCCAGACGCAGTACACTCACACTTGAGTTCGATGTAATACCAAATGTCAAAGTCCAAGGTCGTGGTCGTTGTGTCGATGACGGTGGTGCCAACTTTGAGTTGGAGATCGTATCCGACGCCTGCTTGCCTGTCGATGAAAAGGTGGCACTGCTCCTGCGCACCGCGCTGGAAGTAGAACCCCTGCTCGCCTGAGAAGGTAGCGTTGCTGTTGATGCGAATGCCTACCCCGAAGACCATGGTGTCATCCAAGCCCAACGAAGGTGAGGTCATCACGATGTTGCCTGTGGAGGAGCTTCCCAACACCCTGCCGGAAGCCGTACTGGTGCCTCCTGCCGAGAGCCACTTCTGGCCCAAGGTAGTTGTGTTTGTGTGGGTCTCGAAACCCTCGATCCATTTGACTGCCATTATGAGTTTCCTAAGATTGCGTTGAGTTCTGCGGCGTTGTCTGTTGCGAATTGCATGAAAGCCGCTTGGCCTCCAGAAGTCATCCTGTCCATGGTCTCTTCGTCCGCTGCGATTGCAGGAAGGACTACAAGGCCTGCGCCTGAGCCTGGAGAGGTCACGGTGCTCGATCCACCTGAGGTGGCTCCGCCTGTTGCAAATCCCTTGGTCTTCATGCCAGACCTTAGCAAATGCGGGAGGAATTGTCCACTGTTGAGTGCGTGCAAGAACTCCATATTCGGGCGAGCGATCTCCGGCCTGACCACGAACTCATTCTTGCGGAGCAGGGCGGGCACCACGTCACGAGGGTCGAAGCCCGGCTGGGACCCGATGGAGGGCGCGGTGGAGGGGACGATGCCTCCTCCGTCGAAGCCGGTCACGAAGCCCCCTCGGGCTCCACCTGCTACCTGACCGCCCGTGGCTCCACCTGCTGCTCCCAACAAGGTCGGGAAGAGCTTGGCGAGTTGCACCTTGGCGAACGCGGAGATCAGGGTCTGTGCCAGCCCGGCGACGAACGAGGCGAACCTCTCCCGGATGGTGTTGTCCTTGGTCGGATCGAAAGCATCGACGATGGTTGTACTAATGAAATCGCCCAGACCATTGACGGTCTGCTTGATCAGGTCTGCGCCCGTCTGTGCGAGCGTAGGAAGCTCTTCGACGATCTGCTTGAGTCCTACTCCGATTCCTGCACTGAGGTCATCAGAGGCCAGCGCGGTGGCTCGTGCGGCTTCTTCTTCGAGGCGAGAGATGCGGGCCCTGAAAGCCTGCTCCTCAACTCCTTTGCGTTCCTTCTCCAGCTCGATCAGGTCGAGGACGGCTTGCTTCTGCCTACCGTTGAACCCTTCGGCCAGAGTGGAGAGCAGCGCGATGGATTGGGCACGCTTCTGATCTTCCTGCCTTGCGGTCTGAAGGGCGATGGCCAGATCTTTCGTGGCCTGCACTTCGTTGCGCTTGGCATTGGTGGGAGCCAGTGAATCTTGCAACGCAAACTGAGAGTTGATGCGAGCAAGCTCGGCAGTTCCTCGTAGCTCGTCGGCAAGTTTCAGTGCAGCCGTGGCCGCCTGCGCGTTGGAGATCTGAGTCTGCTGCAAGGAGATCTGCAACCTTGCGTCTTCCACGTCAAGGATGTCCTTCTGAAGAGAAAGGATCTTGGCCCTGCTGTCTGCGGTCGTTCCGTTCTCTCCTTTCAACTGCTTGCGCAAGTCTACCAGAGCACGAAGGGATGCTTCCAACTTCTTGCCTGTGGCCAAGGAGCCTTGGTCGAAGATCTCAATGAACGCTCCTCCTCCGGTACCTTCCAGAGTTCGGATGGTCGAAGCCATCTTCAAGAACTCACGGTTGGCGTCTTGGGTGGAGGTGCGCAACTCGCTCATGGGAGCTGCCAAGTCACGGATGATCTCGGTCGCGCTGGAGAGGGCGAGCCCTGCTCCGGTGGAACCAAAGGTGTCCTCGAACGCGCTCTTCACCGAACCGAGAACCTTGTCTAGGTCTCCCATGGCTTCAGTGTTCTTCTCGACCTGGGTACGGTTGTCGCCTAGCAGGATAGAGACCCTGTTGCCTAGTTCGATCTCACGCTTCTTGGTTTCGGCGGTGATCCTGGCGAGCTTCTGGTCTAAGGAAAGACCGCGCTCTTTGGCGGCCCGCTCGGACTCCAAGTCCAAAGCGTCCTTCTCTTGGAAGAGGCGTTGCTGTTCTGTATCGTCACCTGTAGCTCCGGCCTTGGCCAGCTTGGCTGCGAGCGCGACCTTGCGGCTGAGGAACTCGGCTTTCTCCAAAGGGCCTAGCAGGTTGGCCTTGATGATTGCGCCCATCTTGGCGAACGCCCCGCCCACATCGTTGAGAGCGACGGACAGGCCTAAACCAATGAGCTTCACCGTGTCGGTCAAGGACACGTTGACTCCGGTCACCTTCTGGGTCACGAACTGCAAGGCCTTCCCTAAGGCGATTGCGATGCCCAACCAAATCAATGTGGTCTTGTTGATCTTGGTGATCACGCCTGCGATCTTGACGAACTCTCCGATGACTCCCGGGATGAGCACGCGCAGTGCGATGAATACTCCAAGGAATCGCAGGGCTTCTTGGGTCGAAGCCCCGAGCGTATCCCGGAAGGTAGAGAACAGGCTGACTAGGAGTTGGAACCCTACAGCGATTACCGAGGCGAACCCTTCAGCGAACGCGATGACGTTTCGAAGGATGGCCTGCACGAACCGTAAGGACCTGATCACATCCGTAAAGGTCAGGATCGAGGCTGCGGCCTTGGCTCGGATGATGATCTCCCCAAGGAAGTCGAAGACAGTTCTGAAGACTGCGACCGCTTGGGGGTTGGGGGCTACGTTGCCTACTTCGTCCTTGACCAAGAGCACTCCGTCTAGCAGCTCAGTGAGTTGCGTGAGCAGGATGCCTCGAAGGCCGTCACTGGCTTGGGCCAGTACTTCACCGAAGGCTCCGCGCAACAGCGTCTGCAAACCACTGATGGTGCTGCGGGCAGCTCGCTCGGCTGATTCTTGGAAGGCATCGAACCGCTTGTTCAATACAGCAAAGAGTGTCCCTGCTTCCTTGAGTTGCTTGATGTCCGAGTTGGTGATGCCCAACGTCGTTGCGATCCGCGTGGTCCGCGCCTGGATGGTACCAGACAACAGGGAGCGAATCTCTTCCGCCAACTGGTTCTGAGGCAGGCCGATTGCTGTGGCTGCCTGGGAGATACCAACCGTCAGTTCCCTGATCTCGTCCAAGGTACCGCCCGCCGACAGGCCGGGGCCCACAGCGATCTGGAAGGTCTCTGCCAACTCTTCAAACGTAGCCGTGGTCTTCAGCGCATCCTGGCGCAACTTCCCTAGCTGATCTCGGGCCAAGCCCTGGGCAGCGTTGAGCGCATCGACGCCGGTGAGGATGTTTCCGAACTCGTCGCTTAGACGTGTCGATGCTGTGACGATACCACCGATAGCGATCTCGCTACCTTTGATGCTGTCTGCGAACTGGATGCCGAACCTCACCATGTTGGCGAACTCTCGGGTCACGACCCTGGCCAACGTGAAGAGCGCGAGCACTCCCACCAGACGGCGGAAGGTGAATAGCAGGCGCTGGGCCAGCCCTTCTTGTTTCTTCAACTCTCCTGACTGAGTGCGCAGGGAGTTGGTGATCAGGTCCTCTCGGCCTTGACGCCTGAGTGCGTCGATGGTTCTCTTGGCCCGGTCCTGCTTCTGCACGGTCTGGGTAGAGTCATCTCCGAACAATCGGTTCTGCTCTCGGACTTTGAATTTACGAGCACGCTCTTTCTCAAGGTTGAGCTTCTCTTCCAAGCGCAAAGCCTTGGCTGTGTCTCGCTCGCGGTCCCTGGCGATGCGAGCCTCTTGCTTGATCTGCGCGTTGTGCTGGCGTTCCCGTTCCTTGGCAAGCGCCTTCTCCTCTCGGATCTGCTGCTTGCGTAGGGACGCTTGAGCGCGGGCTACTTCCTCTTCCTTCTTGATGCGGAAGCGGGAGGTCTGCTCTGCTGCTTTCTTCTTCTCACTGACTTCCCGATTCACGTCGGCCAAGGTGCGCTGACCTGCGGTCTTGCGCAACGGGTCAGTGATTAGATCCTGGCGGCCAATGGATTGGAACTTAGCGATCTGAGCTGCGGCTACCTTCTCTTTGTTGAGTCTCTTCTGGACCTCAATGTTGGCCCGAAGGGCGGTGACCCTGCGGTTGACGGCAGCGACTTCCTTGGGAGAACTCTGGGAAAACTTCTTGGAGGAGATCTCCCGCTTGCGGTCTGACCTTACCTTGTCTCGGGCCACCAAGATTTCAGACTTGATGGCCTCCCTGCTCTTGCGAGAAGAGTTGACTTGAGATTGTGCAGCGGTCAACCCTTCTCGTGAAGTTTCACGCAAGGCCTTTTTCAGACGAAGGTACTCTTCCCTTGATTTCTTCAGCTCGCTGCGGAGAGCGGTGAGAGATTCTTCATTGATGATTTGAACATCAATGTCAAAGATGAAGGATTCGTCTAGTGCCATAGTTTAGTTGCCCATAGAGGCGATGCGACTTTGAAGTGCTCCGAAAGACATAGCCTTGGGCTTGGCCTTGGGAGCGTCAGGATCGGAGAGAGAATCGAGGTGATCCTTGATGCCTTTGGAATCAGTCTGAGATGCGGTGAAGGTGTCAACGACCCGAGTGGAACGGTTGAAGTTGTCCACCCTGTCGATGCTTGCCACCACAGCTTCTAACTGATCGAAGTCCAGCAAGTCTAGTTCTCCGACTCTGTATCCGGCTCCGATTGCTCGGGTGAACTGGTCGAGGATTGCTCGCCAGGGGTCTCTTGTATCGTCTCGACCGCCGAGACCATCTTCTTTCCCAGCGAGCCCAACTTGCTGGCGTTGGCTTTCGCCCAGCCAACCAAGAGTTGGATCAAGACTTCAATGGTCAGGTGCTCGTGGTTCATGAACTCCAAGACATCACCATTGGGACGGGAGGCGTGAGCTTTGTATTCGTCCCTCATGGAGTCCATCAAGATACGACCGATGGCCAGCTTGCAGCGGTTCTCTAAGGCGTTCTCAGCGACCCGGCGGATAGCCTGGGAGCGAGACTCCGAACGGAACTTCAAGAGGTCCACAGAGGCTGCTGTCTGCACTCGCTTGGTGTTGACGATGTTTGCGTCCTCACTTTCGTCTTGGAGGTATTCGTTGCTGGTGCCAGTGTCCATCGAGCGATCATCAAAGATGACCGAGATGTCGGGGCCAAGGTCAGTGAAGAGAGTCCTAAGTTCTGAGGACATGCACACCCTGCTGGGGTACATTTCGACACTGTTGTTATCGTTTCCGAAGTCTACGGAAACTGATTTAGGCTTGCAGAAGTTGTCAAGAAAAGACATGTGATTTGTTTTGGTAGGGGTTTGGTAGGGAGGTTTTTGGCAGGAGGGAAATGGCCCCGGGCCGAAGCCCAGGACCGTCCTCTTTCCCTACCAGAGGAAAGGCTTACGCCTGTACGCGAGCGCGGGTGAACAGCGCTTCTTCACCATTGGAAGGTTCGAGCACTCGGCCCGTAACACCCAACAGGGATTCTTCATCTCCACTCAAGGAGAATTCACCATCAGAGCTTACGCTCAAACGGGGGATGACCACTTCGCCTTCCGAGCAGTCGCCGTTGGACAAGGTGTCGGCAGAGTTGCCAACACGGATGACCACATACAGCTCTTGGTTGGAGAACTTGAAGGACTGGACTTCAGTCAGGTCGGTGGCGACGGTGGCAGCAGTGGTGATGTCCCACTCCATCTTCTCAGCACCCGTGAGGGTGTTCGTTCCACCAGACTTGAAGCGGATCATGCCTGCTTCTTCGTCGATCTCGTAGTCCGTGGTGTCCATCACAGCAGCGGCATCATCGTGGATAGCGTAGACACACCCAGCAGCGCCGAGGTTGTATGCGCGAGCGCCGGACAAGTCCTTCATGAGGTACCAGTGACCCAGCGTGAAAGCGGTGGTGCCGCCGTCAACGATCTGAGCATCAGCAAAGGTCGTGTCGTGAGGGTTGTCGTAGATGACCGTGGTTCCTTTCAGGAACAAGGCAAGGTTTTGAGCCGAGACTTCTTTCATCTGCCAAGCGACGGTGATGTCAGAGGTGATCGAGACCGACTTGATGAGGACCTTCTTGCACTTCTTTTTGCAGTAGATGTCCTTGAGTTCTTCCTCGGTCGAAAGGGTGACGGTCTCAATGCAACCTACGTTGCGAAGACCTCCGTTGTCGGGAAATCCGTCAGCGCCGATAGACGCGACAAAAAGTTCGGCTCCGGGGATCAGGATGTCCCGATCATTGGAGCTGCCCGTAGTGTTTGCAGTAAGCATGGTTGCTTCCTCTTGGGTTTTTGGTTATGCGCTGGTCTGCGCTTCGAAGATGTAATGAAACTCCGCGCCTGAAGACGATTTGCCTCCAGGAGGATGCTTCGGTACGATGTCCAACAACTGGAGAACCACTTGTCGGTTTTTTGTGTGGAGCCCTTCAACAGGTTCCGGTAGGCGGGGCAGCACCACGGGGGTACATGCGATCTGCTCGTCAAACAGAGTGGTGGTCACATCGCAGTCAAAGCGAAGGATCATTTTCCACATCCATTGAGTACGACGGCGACCATGCTTGCCGCACGGCGAGCAGCGATCTCTCTCAGCGAACTTGGTGCGGACTTCATTCACGAGGATGGTGGCCGGGGCCACTTGCAATCCTTGAGACTGGGTAGCCGTATCACCACAGTCACCTACGCCTGAGCATTGCTGATCGACCTTGATGAATGTCCCTAAGCGGGCAGCGCAGATGAGAGCGTTCTTGATTCGGGTGTGCATGGTTTCGGGGATAGTCCCGCCTTGAAGGAAAACAATACCACATTTTGAGACACTTGAACAGCTATTTGCGGTAATTACTTGCGCATCAGTGCCTACTGTGGTATCGCCGCACGCTCCAGTGGCTGGGCAGCCGGTAGCCGTGAGGTCAACCGCGCCCAGAGTCAATGTGGGAGTGCCACAGTCGCCGGTCGCCGTGCATCCGGTAGCCGTGAGATCCTGTCCTGCCTGAGTGACTGTAGGAGTGCCGCACGCGCCTGTCGCGGTGCAACCAGTAGCAGTGAGGGTCACGGCTCCGGTAGAGACTGTAGGCGTGCCACACGCGCCTGTAGCGGGGCAGCCGGTAGCCGTGAGGTTGACGGCTCCGGTAGAGACTGTAGGAGTGCCGCACGAGCCTGTCGCAGGGCAGCTATTTGCCACGAGATCAAAGGCTCCTACAGAGATTGTAGGAGTACCGCACGCAGCCATGGCCAAGCAGGCCACTGCGGCTAAGACCACAGCTCCTACTGAAACAGAAGCCGTGCCACACACGCCGGTCGCAGCACAGCCGGTGGCGGTAAGATTGACGGCTCCCGGAGCGATGACAGTCGTGCCACATGTCCCGGAGGCTGCACAGCCGGTGGCGGTAAGTGCAGTGGTGGGAGGCGTGATGACAGGCGTGCCACACGCGCCGTTGGCAGGACAACCAGTCGCGGTGAGCGAGGTAGTCGGAGGTGTGATGACCGGCGTACCGCACGAGCCCGTCGCAGCGCATCCAGTCGCAGTGAGGCCGATGGACGTAGAGACTGTAGCCGTGCCGCACGCGCCGGGAGCGGGGCAGCCAGTAGCTACTAGATCAACTGCGCCTACTGAAACGGTAGGAGTACCGCACGACTCTACCGAAGCGCAGCCTGTAGTCTCTCCTAACCATGCGCCTTGGTTTTCAATACCAAGAGCGTGGAAGTGACCGAGGACTTCAGTACTGTTGTCAATCCATACAATGTCGAATCCATCTGCTGTATGGACGATGTCTCCAGACCAAAGGAGAGTCCCTCCATGGAAAAATCCAGTGAAGAAATTACCGCTGTTTACTGCGGTCCTGGTCTTAGATGTTGAGACGTTGTGGTTGTCGCTGTAGTGGTGACCTGACACACTAGAGCCGTCTGAAATATTCAGGCCCCCTGCCATTCCTCCACCTGAAGAAACTCCAGAGACCGTACCTGTGTTTCGATAAACCCAAGGACTGTAAATCAGCTCCGGGAGAAACCCAAGGTCATCATAAGAGATTGTATCTTCACCGACAGGAAAATCAATCGGGGTGAGATAGTTGGTGGCCTGTCCATAAACCACAGTGCCTAGATCTAAAGCCAGACCAAAGACTGCGTGGTCTGAGGCTTGAGTGGATTCCCTGTAGTCGAAAGTTGTGGAAGTTACATTCTCAAAGTAACTCGAACCGTCTGACGCTGTAGGATCTAGAGTGACTGAAAACTTGGCCCTATCATTTGTGATGATGGACCTACTCTGAATGGTAGATAAACCATCCTTAGCGTAGTTGTGTTTTCCGATATCATCGAACTCACCTGCGCCATCATTGATGGCGGTGATCATACTCCAATGATAGTGCAGAGAGTCAACGTCTGCTTCTGAATCTGCTCCGATGTCCCTACGCCCTGACGCGAAGATGACATCAGTCTCGAACCCTACAGTGACGGTAGTCGTGGACAGGTTTGCTGTCGCTGAGAAGTAGGTGACATCAAGCTCCGTTCCTCCCAAGAACAGGAAGGTAACTCGTACCACTTGACCTGCATCACTGGTCGATACGTTGAACGTACCTCCTCCTGAAACGAGGGCGGTGGCGTCCATCTCCAGGTGGAGAGTCTCCCCTCCCAGTCCTCCTACTCTAGCTACCGTGGAGGACTTGAATCCACTGTCGCTCTGTGAAGTAGATTGAGCGTCCTTACTAAACCAGTTTTGTGCGGACTGGTCCGTACCATCGTAGACTCCCCACGAACCGGAAGCGTTCGTAGAGATGTCCTTGTCGGTCTCTGAATCTACAGCAGAAGCCATGACGATCACAGCTTTCGGTGTGATCCCCCTGGCTACCAGCTCGGGATGTGAGACATTCCACGTTCCCGTCGCAGGGGCGGTGATCGTGATTTGCCGTGCGATGAACTTCGGGTCTGCCACGAATTATCCTACAGTCAAACCAAGGCGCGCTTGGATTTCGGCCACCGTATACAGTCCTGTCTCTCCTAGCATCAGAACGTCTTTCAGTTCTGACATGTCGAACGTGGAGGATGTAGACCATGCAGTCATCCATCCTTGCAGCTCTGTCTTTTCGTCCTCCGTCAACCCGAAGAGGGTAGTTGCGTCAGCGAACGAGATGTACCCACGGATGATCTCTCCAAACAGAGCCATAGCTCCGTGGATAGGGAGCCTCTCCTCTGTGAAGGGGAGAGACTCGTCAGTGGCGTTGCGCCCGATCAACCTGTGGATGAGCGACATTTCTTACAGGCTGAAGATACGGTCGGTGCCGGAGTCCCAAGTCATGGTGATATCGCCACCGTTGGGAGTGACAGGCAAGTTCGTGGCATCGTCAGAATATAGGATCAGTTGGCTGGTGCCTTCCGTGCCTGTATCTTTGTAGATCACGAACGCTTCTGATTCATCTCCGGTGACAGCCGTGAAGGTCACGTTGTCTGCGTCAAAGGCGCGGCCTACGATGGCCACGTTGGCCAAGGTGGCGGTGGCTACGCGAGCAGCAGCCGGGATGTCCGAGAGGAAGTCATCAGCCGCGTCGAAGGTGTAGTCCGCCGTGTCGATCAGGATCACCTTGAAGATGTCTGAGGTTACGTCGATGTCACCCTCTTGGATGGCTGAGATGTATGAGTCGTATGTGCCGCAGGCCATGATAATTCAGGGTTAGGAACAGGGCCAGATCGAGCCGCCTAGAGGCAGGCGATCTACAGCCGCAGGTCCGGTGGTGTGGGTGTAAACGCCACAGGGGTTGTCTTGTTTTCCGTCTGCCAGGACATCCAGCAGGCGATTGATTTCAGATGAGCAGTTCAATCGCTGAGAGCGAGAGTCGTACTCAGATGCTTCCCGAGTTATGGCTTGTTCGTCCCATAACTTATTGATGTCGCCAGACTTGTCCAGGAAGACTTGAGGCAGGCGGTCTTGAAGACAGCACCTTACCATGGTGAGTTCCAGCAACGAAGCGTTCGAGCGCAGGCGCTCATCGACAGTCGTGGGGTTCTCTTCTACAGGGAGGGCCAACAGCACCCCTATTCTAGCTTCTCCCAACTCTGCGTACATGCGCAGTCGAGCCTTCAGCATGCACTCGTCGATCATAGGATCGGCAGAAGTGTTGCACGAGGGACCGAGCCGCATGCTCTCTTTCAGATCATCGCGGGAGGAGTAGAATAGGGGTGTTGATGCCATGGAGGATTACGCCTTGGTGGAGTCTTTGATGGACTCGCCCAGCTTGGTCCCAGTGACCTCAGGAGAGCTTTGAGACTGCCCCTTGAATGCGGAGCTGAGTTGAGCGATCATCTCCTCTACGGACAAGTCAACCGGGTCAGAGCCGAGGTTGGTCAGCATGAGCTGAAGCTGATCTTTGTCCAGGCCAATCAAGTGAGCAGGATCCATATCAAACTTGCCAGCCTTAGGAGCACCAGCGTCAGTACGCTGGGGACGGGAGGGCGGGGTTTGACCGGGAGTGGTTTGAAACTCGTCGATGTCTACTAGCTGACGTAGGATGCTGTCGGAGTTCTTGAGCAGTTCCATCTCGGCGTCAGTGATGTCGCTGGGGACAAGCTGGCCGGGCAAGTACATGGTACTGCCGCGAAGGAAAGATTTCTGTAGGGTAAGTCGTTGATTCATTCTTCTGTTCGGTAGGGAGGGGAGGGAAGGGGCGAGCCCGGTGAAAGACTCGCCCCCAAGTAGCGAAGCGCCTTGTTAGGCAACCACCTTCAGAGACACCGTGCAGTCAGCACGACGAATGAAGGGGAGGGGGTTGGTTTCGACCAAGAGCCAGTGACCGTAGGGGTCCTCGCGCTCCATGGTCTTGCTGAAACGCTTGGCAGCAGCGGGCTGGCCTTGGAACAAGTTCTTGTCCTCAATGCCGCCGTAGTGCATGGCGAATCCGGCGATGGGATCTTGGCAGATCACTTCGCAGTACTTGGAACGGATGAGGTCCGTGGACACGCCGTCGATCAGGACCTTGCGCAAGTACATGTACATTGCAACGCCGTGGAACGTGGTGCCTAGGTAGATCATACCGCGAGTGTCGATCTGGTTGACCAAGCCTTCAACGGTGCCGGTGTTGAGGCGGCTGGGATCCCGAAGGATAGCGTTGGGGTTGGCCTTGGCCCAGGTCAGGAAAGCCTTGCCAGCAAGACTGCCGCAGATACCGATGGTAGGGTTGGTACCTTCAGCTTCGTTGGTCAGCTCCATGGCTGCCAGGAGGTCAACCTGAGGGTCGGCGGAACCGCCGTCCCAGACGTTGGAGACGGTGACATCGTGAGCAGCGTTGCGTCCGAGGTCAACCGAGAACGCAGCCGCCTCAGAGGAGTACTCCAAGAGGCCGGTCAGGAGCTGGCAACACATCCACTCTTCGGTGTCGAAGATATCCCACATCATTTCTTCCTGGCGGGTGCCAAGAACGCGGGCAGCGGTTTGCTCCATCATAGCGCGAGTCACGCCATCAGCAGGCTGATCAACCGAGCGCCGGGTGGCGAGGTCAGCAGCGGAGACGAACTCCTTGATGCGAATGTGTGCGGGCTCCATGGCGAAACGCTCGTCTTCACCATTCTTGATGATGATGGCGGCGGTGTCACGGCGCACGAAGGGGACCGTCTTGCGGTCACGCTTCATGCTGGAGAGCTGCACTTGGCGAGCATCGTGGGTGATCTCCGTGGCAAACAGGAGGTTCTTGACCGCAGCGTTAGGAGCTTTACGCTCGTCGGCCATGGGGGTGAGCACGCGATGAGTCAGCGATGCTAGTTCATTTACTGTGGGAAGGGGCATTATGCAACTCCGTCAATTTCGGTGACAGTGATTCCCTTCTGGCGAAGCGCGGTCGCCTTGAGGGCCGTATCCAGAGCGCCTTGCGTCTGGGAATTGGTGATGGGGAGGGGGACAGCGGGAGCCGAAACACGACCACGTTTGCCTAGAGCGATGACCACTTGATCGGTCGCGTCAGTTGCCTGACCTCGGGGCTGGTACAAGAGTGCGTCGATGGCCTCGCCATCTTCCCACACATCATACGCGCCTGCGTTGTAGACCAAGGGGGTAAGGTGAGGGAGATCCGGCGCACCCGTAATCGGGTTCAACAGGCCGGGCTGGACGCCATCTTCGTAAGCGAAGAATCGCGTCTCTTCAGAGGAGGTCTGCTTAGTGCCGACCAGAGGTTCTTTTTGGATAGCCATTACTTGGCCTCCTTGCGGGTGACGGGACGGCCAAGGCCGATGTTGATCAGGTCTTCATCACTGAGTTCCTGTTCGTCTTCGGTCTCTTCGGAGCCCTCTACAGTGAGGGTAGAAGCATGGCGACTCTTGCGAACTTCATGAAGTTCACGAGCAAGGCTACGCTCCTTGGTGGAGGATTCGCTGTCCAGGCCTAACTCTTTGTCGGACGGACCATCAGCGGACATGCTCTTCACAACTGCCATGAGTTGAGTAGAGTCCATCTCGCCGTTAGCGATTTTGGTGGAAAGTTCGTGGGCGGCCAGTTCCAGTTGGAACGCGGTAACGTCCTCAACATTTTGGATGTCGCCTTTGAACACAGGAGCTTGGGCGGTCTCTTCAGACACGTCCTCTTTGGTCTCTTTGGTCTCGGACATGAGCGCCACGATCTTTTGAATCAAGGCTTCATCGCGTCCGTCCAAGAGAGCTTTGATCTCTTCGGGGGTCATGTGATTTCCGCCGGGGGCGGCTTTGGGTTTTTTGGATTTCTCGACCACCAAGTTGGCGGTGCCGAGCATGCTAATTCCGTCCCAGTCTCCGTCCAAGTAGGACTGGATAAGGTCGGGGTCGTTGAGTTGGATCACGCTGGCCCAGCCGCCGGTAACGTCTACCGGGTTGCCGTCGTAGTCTTCCCAGTCTTGGAACCGGGTGTCGCCTTCGTTGATGATGAAGGACTCCGCAAGGTAGGCTGCACTCTTGGGCAGGATCTTGCCGTTGTGTTCGATGTCAAGCTGTCGGAAATCGCGCAGGTATTCGTGCGCGGCCCGCATGACCACTTCAGTCTCGGTCTCTTCTCCGTCAACGTCGGGAAGGTTGGGTACCACGTTCACCACCAACAGGCGGCCCTTGACTTCCGGGTCCTCTCGAACTAGGAACTGGGAGGGCGCTTCCAAAGTCGAGGCTCCAGAGCCTTGGGATTTTAGAACTGTTTTGAGACCGTTCTTACCGCGTTTGCACAGCGACAGAGTATTGATCTTCAAATTTTTCAGTCTTTTCTTGGCTTTTGCCATGGTTATCAGTTAGAATTCTTGCGTTCCGAGGATCTCAATTTGATCCACTCGATACGGGAGTATATCCCGCTCTGATACACTTGTCAAGTTATGACCGAAGAAAAAAAAGTAAAAAGCGAACTGCTGCATTACAAGCGGGGGAAAGCGCCCCTGACCACGCAGGGATCCAAGTTGCATCAACTGACCTTGGTGAGGAAATCCCAGAAGCCTGGGGAAGAAGGGTCCAACGTCCACGGGTCTGTTGGAATCCAGCCCTACCCTATTTGTTTGTCTACAGCAAATGACTTGGCCAAATTAAATCCGTACCACGAGAAGTGCCTTGAGACCAAGACCGATTCGATTGTGGGCCAGGGCTTGCGCGTCGAAGAGGCCTACGACATCCTCGACCCTGTGTGCAAGTTGAACTTCGACGATACCATCAACTGCGTAGACCAAGACGTTCGCAAGTATGGCTTCGGGTTCATCGAAGTGGTGAGAGATGAGAAGAACCCTCTCATGATCACGGGCCTTTACTACTTGCCAGCGAACCAAGTGAAGGTCAGTCAAGAAGATGAACGCGGTCACAAGTGGCACTACGTTCACTACGGAGTCAGGACTGTTGTCATGGCTTCCTTCGGAGACCTTGAGGCGTTGAAGAAGAGAGGAGGCAAGCGCGGTCGAGGGCGTCCGAAGAAGGGAGCGAACGTAGCCTCTATGGAGGGAGACATTGTGAACTCTGAAGTCATCATCGTGCGAGAGCCTTGCGCGAACTCTCCTTGGTACGGTGGCATCGACTACACCTCGGCGGTGGCCTACATTGAACTGGCCTGTTTGATGTTGCAGTACGAAGGAGACTTCTACTTCAACCACGGCATCCCCGACTTCATCGTGGAGCTGGTGGGCGCGAACCTTGACGCAGGTTGCATCATGGCTTTCAAAGAGTTGCTCAACAACTCCACCGGAGTAGGTAACGGGCACCGCACCGGCCTCGCTCACTTCAACTCTTCTCCTGAAGATGTCCGGCTTGAGATCCACAAGCTCGTGTCGGAAGTCATGACCGAGGGAGAGTTCTCCGACAAGATGGACAAGCTCATGGAAGCCATCGTTTCCGTCCACGGTGTTCCCGCCGTCCTCGCAGGCCTCCTGGTTCCCGGCAAGATGGCCTCCAACAACGAGGGGCCTAACGCCTTGATCCTGTTCCAGAAGATCAAGTGCGGGCCTGCACAGCGCGTGTGGAGCCGAGCCCTGCAATGCACCTTAGGTCAGAAGGGTTTGGTGTTCTCTAGCCCTGAAGATACGAAAGGTCGATCTCTTCCAGAGAACACCTTCAAGGGCCTTGCCAAAACAGAGGAGCTTCCCTTCGCTGAGAAAGGAAACGCCTTCAAGACCATCGTCGATCACCTCGACATGGTAGCGATGGACACCATGTCCAAGCAGCGCGAGCCCCAAGGCGGCTCGACTCGTGATCCTAAGAAGGGTCTTCTATCCAGCGGCAAAGACCGAACAGGTGGTCGCAAAACTACGTCCGGCAACCCCGGCAAGGCAGGTAAGTAATGGCTCGTCCTCTTAGAATCCCTCTGATCTCTGGCCAACAAGGCTGGGACGCTGGCGTCGATACCAACATGGTCAACATCTTCGACAAGCCTTTCCCTATGCCAGAGACGGCGCTGACGGAATTGACCATCGAAGCGACTCACCCGGCGGCCTCCTTCCAACGCTGCATGATCTGGCTCGACCATACCATCAACGGCTACGAGCTTTGGTTCTCTGATGGAACCGTCTGGGCAATCTTCAGCCAGTAACGCTGAGGCCGTCCACCCACCACCACACGGCAACCTTGCCTTGACTCTTCAGTCGCCCTCTTAGGTCATCCCAGGAGGGCGACTTTTCTGTGATATGGAAGTGCTTCCTTCCGGCCAGCCTGACTGCGGAGTAGTAGGTGCGGGCCGCGATCTTCAAGAGCCACCGCTTCCACCACGAGGCTTTCTTACGGCGCTTCAGCATGTCCCTCAGGAACATCCGGTCGGCCCTGAGTCTATCAGTGTCGGTTCCTCCAATAACATACGCCAGATCGTGCCACAGGCAGGCAGGAGTGAACACGCCGAAGGATGGCACGCGGAAGCCTGGACCGCCACAACCATTGAAGTAGGATTTCAGTGCTTGGTCAGGGATCGCGTTGAAGCAGACCGAGGTCAGTTGGGTATTCATTAGAGTCTCCGGGGAGTTCGACTACGGTCGAGCTGGAGCATACTGACTCCGTTGCGGTGAGGGCTGTAGAACGCCATGGCTGTAGCGTCGGCTTCGTCTGGAGAGATGTCCTGCTCTACGTCCTTCTTCCATTCGTCTTTTGACTGTAGGTCGATCTTGCCGGTCTTATCGTCGATGATGTATTTGCGGGAAGACAACTGCTGAAGCAGGTCAGGATCGTCGGGCAGGTAGACGAGGCGCTTCTCTACCAACTTGGAAAGGTTCCACCAAGCCTCTGCCATCTTGTTTGCGAAGATGCGAGACTCGAAGGCCTTGCCTTCAGTGTGGAATGCCACCAATCTCTTGCCCTGCTGGTGGAAGTTGTGCATGACTCCTTGACCGAGGCCTCCAGCATCAGCAATGAAGATGCAGTCTCGGTCATCCCAGCGGGAGATGTTCTGATTGAAGAAAGCCCGACCGACCAGCTCGTTGGGATCCATGTCGAGGTACTTCTCCATCTGGATGACTGCGAGCCCTTGTCGCTGCACCATCACGTTCTTGTCTCCGCCATATCGGGAGAAGTCCAGACCGAAAGCGCGGTTCTCAGGGAGGATGTTCCTCCTGGCCGCGCACTCCAACATGTTGTTCTTCGTGCAAGCTTCTAGGTCGTTGATTCCCATGAGCGTGTCGGAGTTCTTGTTCGGGAACAATCCCAACACACGCACGCGGTAGAAGTCAGAGTCCTTGCCGTACTGAATCAGGAGCTTCTCGTTCTCTTCAGGCGCGATGATGTCGGGCCGGTCTCGTGCGATGGTGATGCGGTCGAAGTGGAACACATGGTAGAGGTTCCTAAACTTCGTGCAGGCATCGTGCAGCGAGTTGTTGATGGAGATAGGGTTGCCTGCCAGGAGCATGATCGAATCCTGATTGGTGAGCGTGCCTTCAATCGTTTGGATCAAAGGGCGCAACATCTCATTGGCCTCGTCAACGATGTAGCCCAAGTGAGTCTGGTGGAGGCCTGCAATCTTACCAGGGGTCGTGGCTGTCATTCCCCTGATCTCCCAGCCGTCCTGACCTGCGATGACTGCCTTGGACTTCAAGACCCTGATGTGTCGCTGGAGGACCGGGTGAGCCGAGGAGAGTTGACGGCGAAGCTCGTCGAACCACTGACCTACTTGGCGCATGCCCGGCGCGGTAACTGCGGAGACTGCGGAGACGTGGCGAAGGCAGCGCCACACTGCGACCCACACTTCCATGGCGGACTTGCCTCCTCCCTGCGCGGACACAATGACGAAGCGTTTCTTCCTCTTATGAAACGGCATAGTGCTCTCAGCCTGGATAGCTTCGAGCACCTGCAATTGCTGTACGTGGGGCTCCACATTGAAACCCTCCCGCACCATAAGAACCAAGTCCTGGCTCCATCGTTTATGGTATCGTTGCCAGTCCCTGCGGAATTTGCTTGTGCGTGCCATTAGATAGACTGCCTAAAGACCCTGCGGAAATTGGACTGCTTCTTCGGAGTAACTCCCATGCGTTTGCAGCAAAGCATGCAGGGATACAGATGGCAGTTCCAGTCTGCCTCGTATAATCTAAGAGGGTCCTTAGAAGAGGTCTTGCCTTGATTCTTGTTCTTGCGAGTGTGCTTCATCTAACCCCAGACCCTGACTACAGCGAAGGAGTGTTCTTCCGCTGCAATTTGGTGTGCTACCTTTTGAGGATCGGACTGTCCAGCTCCGAGGTAAATCAGGATGGCTTCATCGTCTGAGTTCTTGTAGCCTTTGATCTTCATGATGTCCCCGTTGTTTTGGGTACACCTCACACACTCCTCGTACTCAATCGTATGGGTGGAGAATATGGCTGAAGACTGCCGTGCCTTCAGCAGCACGATCCAGAAATCATCGAGAGCCTTTTTAGAACTCGCGGCTACTTGAATCTTGCTGCCCATGAGGCAGAGCTTCATCACATTGACGCACAGAAACGCCACGTCATTGGTACTTTCAAATACCAAGTCGATGACATCTCCGGCGCTTATCTGATCCCAGATGCTAGGAATTGTTTCCTTCATGTGCTGCCTGTTGTGCTCGAAGCGAGGCGATGATTCCTCGTTGCTCTCCGATGTGGTTGGCCTGCTCCAGGATCAACTGGTCTCGTTGCTCTTCTTTGAGTTCTAAGTCTGTGATCCTAGCCTCCAACCTTTTGATGTGTGTTTCCAGAGTGTCGCGGTACTCAGATTTATTGAGCTTCTTGTTCTCTGACCACCAAGAAAGAACCCTGAGAATACCACCTCCAAACAGGAACCCAATCAATGCGGGTCCCCACTCAGTTGCGGTCTTGACTGTTTCGACGGGCATCAGTTTCCTGCCTCGTAGCCACGAGCGGCTAGGAGTCCTCGGAGCATTTGAGTATCTCCGATGTAGATCTCCTGTTCGAGCGAGTCATAGTCGCCGGTCAGGACTTCAAGGTCGTGCAGCTCCTCGACAGGATCGTAGAGAGGGCCAACGATCTGCACGCTGATGTCTCCATCAGTCGCGCTGAGGAACGCGGAGAATGTCTGCGCGTCGATGTCCCCTTCAGGACAACGGTCTACCACGCGCTGGGCAGTGCGGCTAAACGCGCTGTCGGGACTGAGATTGACGGTGCCTCGGGGCCCCGCGCAAGAGACCGCAAGGGCCAAGGTAAGTGCAAGAATAAATTGCTTCATAGGGATTACTTCCAGATTGAATCAATGAGTCCCCACTCCAATGCTTGCTCTGCATCGAAGTAGCGATCATCGGTAGATTGCAGACGATACTTCCAGTGAGTCTCGTCTTTGCATGTGTAGAGGGCAAGCACTCGGGCGTACTCGTCCATCTTTTTCTTGGTTGCTGTGACCACTGCTTGTGCTCCTTTTACTGAGGAGTCGGCCATCTCGATGGAGGCAGCGTGCAGCATGAATTGAGTGTTAGGCCCCGCGCTTCTCCACGACTTCTCACCACAGGCAAGGAGCAGAGGAGCTGCCGACATGCACTTGCCGATGGCACGTACTTCGACGTTGATGTCTAAGGCTTGGATTGTGTCGTGAAGACCAAAGGCTTCGTCTAGTTCTCCACCGCATGAAGACAGGATCAACTGCGCGGAGGTGGGAGACTTGGCTTGGAAGAAGTGAAGGGCTCGAATGGCGATGCCGACCGTAGCTTCGTCTAGGTCGCCGTGCAGGAACACCCGGCGCGTGCTCAAGCACACTCCGTATTGCAGGCTGGTTTCTATGTTGACAGGATCCATGTAGGGTTAGATCTGGGCTATTTCAATGAGACGGATGAAAATATCCACAGCTACCAGCACCGTCAACACCACGAGAGTTTGACTGGATCGGATCCCGTCTTTCGGAGGTGACTGGTGTATCGGCTGCGGTTGCTGTGGATATGAAGGGGGAGCTAATTGCGGGTAGGTAGGTGCTGCCTTCTGGCAGTTAGGACAGTAGTCCATTACCCAGGCTGTACGTTGATTGTAGAGAAGGCACCGAGCGCACCATTGAACAGGAAGTTGATACCATATTCAATGAGGTTGTCCATGCGCGGCAGGAGGTTCTCTTCGATGGTGGCGCGACGAGTTTCAACGGCCAGGGCCAGTTGATCCCTGCATGCTTCCACGAGGTCGGGGCGCTTCCTGCGGGCCGCGACGGCCATGCGTGCGGAGATCTGCCGGATGGTTGTATCCAAGTCCTCAGCGATGTCGCCAAGGATCTCTTGCAGTTCACCACGGATGGTCGCGTCGATAACGTCTGCGAGCTTGGAATTGTCGAATTGAATGCTTTGTCCCATAGGAGTTTCTAGTGTTGGTTTTGCACCGTACCGGCGCGGTTTAGGATCGCATCAGCCCATTACTCTTCGTCCTCAATGGTGAGTTCTTGGGAGTTCGCACGGATGGCGTCCATGAAGTCTTTGACTTCGTCGTTGGGGTTGGTCTTGGTTACGCCGGTGATCCTGGCGAGCAGGTTGATGGCGTTGAGTCGGTCGCGGTTGCTGAGACTCTCTTTGAGGTCTGGGATCAGGTCCATCAGGAAAGCGATGGTGACTGCGCGAGCGGCGTCCGGGCCCAGCGTGAAGTATCCCTGCATGGCCGAACGGGACATCATCAGGATGGAACCCACTTCTTCTGGCGTGAACTGGTAGGTAGTCTCCAGCAGGTGAACCGTCTCCAGCTCGCCGTACCTGACCGAGCAGGTCATCACGTCTCTGACCAGAGAGTTCTCAAAGCCCACCAGGGCCTTCATGGAGTATGCGCCCATGCACTCGAACGGGATGTCCAAGTCGATGCAGTGGATCTCCAGGGCGTCTAGCCAAGCGGCTTCCTCAGAGGGCGCGGGCGTCCACAAGGAAACGAGGTGGGGAGGGCAGGTCCTGAGGAACTCCTCGTAGGTGTACTCCTCCCGGTTCTGGTGGCGAAGGACTCTCCAAGTACCCAGCAGGTCCAACAGTTCCTCAGAGAGCAGCACAGTGTCCATGAAGGGCAGCGTAGCTGGCTCTGAAGTGTTGCGGTCAGGCCTCTCCACTTCAGGGAAGATGGCCTTCAGGTCTAGCTGGCGTCGGGTCATGAGGGACAACCTTACCTCATTCTGAGACCCCTGTCAAGTTTTACACAAAAAATAGCCGCCCTGGACGGCTAGGAGCAGGGCGGCTATGATAAGCAGCAGAAGTGCTACTTTATCGGCTACTGGGTCTCTAGTGCATCACTTTTGACGACTAGCGGGTCCACACCATCGTTCTCAATGACGCCGCCTGTCTGGAAGCCCTTCGGATCCACGGCTTCCTTCAGCAGCTCCTCTTCGAACTTCTTCGCGCTCTTTGCACGGGCATCGTCGTACAGCTTGACATCCTCTTCGGAAGGAGTGTATTGCAGAGTGATCTCGTGAAGCTCAACAGGTTGGCCGGTGAAGATGGAGGCGAGGACAGCTTGCTGACGAATGCCTTGAAGACCTTCTTGGAAAAGTTCTTTGGGCCCGTTCAAGAATCGGTAGTTGTTCAAGTTGAGCTTTTCCTTGCCTGCGATTTCCATCAAGACACAGTACAGATTGGCTTGACCATACTCGTCCGAGTAGTTGCACTCCTCATCGGTGGCCTCGATCCATACAGATAGGATGCAGGGTTGGTGAGGTGCGGTGACGTTCATATTGACCACGTAGGGGAATTTCATTTCGGTCAGGAAATCCGCCAGCTCTTGAGCACGGATCGGCGCTTCCTTCTCGCGTCGAATTCCTGCTTCTACGTTCTCGATGATGTTGTTGACTGACTCATTGATGGTATCACTTACTGCGTCCTGAGCTTCCTCAAGAGTGAGGAAGGTAGAGCCGGTGAGTTTCGGGTGGCCTTTGCCTCCACTGGTCAACACGGTGATCTCGAAAGACTCCGGGCGATGTGCGATCTGGACCGCGAAGCCGAACTCGGCAGGTAACTCCAGGTCAGTTGTAACAGTGACCTTCGCTGTGGAGACGTTGGCTGTCTGGTTATTGTCCCAGACGATGTCCAAGGTATAGCTGGGAGTGTCGGCCATTTCGTTGAGTTCTTGTTCCATGATCGGATCGAGGTTGTCGGTTGAGTTGCTGGTAGGGTTCATAGGATTTCGGTGACTTGAAGGTCGATGTCTATTCGGTTTTGGGTAGGTAGAACAACAACATTGATTCGAATATAATCATTGTCATCGGTGATTTGTTGGCGAGCGCCTTCTAGGATTTGGTACTCGGTGAAACCATCATAATCGTCTCCGCGCTGTACTAGATCGAAGTAGTGTATGACGGAGATGGCTGACTTGTCCATTACTCCAGGAAGGATAGGCTCCAGCCCTGCGTAGAAGTTGAGTTTCAGATCGCAGCCGATCTCAACCATAAGCTCTTTGTAGCGTTCAACGAGTTTGAGGTGGGTGGGTGTGATGGCGTGCTTCATGATTTCTTGTAGAGGATGTCGGTTTCGTGGATGCGGTAGTCTGCGTACTTGCGAGTGAAGTCCCGAGCCTTCAACCAAACTTCCGCATCCTTGGCCTTGCCGTTGAAGGCCTTGCCGTACTCCGCGTGTTCTAACTGGAACTTGCGCACCTTGCCTTCAGGGATCAGGTAGATCCTTGCGTCCAGTCCGATGAGAACCTGACCGCTGTGGTCTGTACTGCTGTCTTCGATGATGAGTCCTTCGCCTGCTACCTTGGCCTCCTCTAAAGTACCGAAGGGCATGTAAGGTACCTCTTCGTCTAGGTCGTTGGCCTGGACCTTACTGAGGTTGAAGAGAGGGTCTGAGCGTTCGAAAACTTCTTCTACTTCTTGAATCTGGTACCCTCCGACTTCTGAGTGCCACAGTTGCGGCCGCCAAGGTTCTGGGTGTTGTGCGATCCATTTCATAGTTGTGTTCCTATTAGAAATCCTGCTACCAGGAGGAGTACGCCGACCAACATGATCAGTGAGGTGTTGTCTTCCGAGGGAGGAGGTGGAGGGGTCGTAGTGTTGGCTGGGACCGGGTAGGGTCTTCTGCTTCCGTAAGCTATCATGGTGTCATTCTACCGTGTGTCGGTGGTTGGTGTGGAACCGTTTGAAGGTTGGTCGATTGTGAGATAGGTGTACAGCGGTTGGACCTGATCGCAGACGATGGTATCAGGGATTTCCTTCAGAGTGTCGAAGCTCTTCCCTAAATGCTTCACGTAGAACTCGACCTTCAACAACCCTTTGCCGTAGAGTTCCGCGTTCCTAAGGATCATCTGCACTATGGTCATTTCAGGAAAGATATGACGAAGGCTTGCCTCGGTCAGTGGGGTGTCCTTCGGTACTTTGTCGTATAGTTCTTTGAGAGGGTTCATGAGTTCAACCTCAAGATAGCGAGGTTTACTTGTTCTTCTGTTCCCCAGCATTCATTTAAAAACATCATGTCCTTGCTTCCCCATCCTCTATTTGCCCCTTTCAGTTGCAGGACCTCTTGTTTGGTTTCAATGACGAAGTATTTCATGTATGCAGGAGTCACTTCGTAAGGGTCATCCCTTTCTACACGAGGCACGACCTCCTGGTACCATTTGGTAGGAATCGACCTCACTACACAGAACTCGTCTGCTTCGTTCTTGACCTTCTCGTATGTCGGATCTAAGTTCTTCATGCAGTGTACCGTTCGTATGCGTCTAAGGCGTTCTTTTCAGTTCCCCAACACTGAGCAAGGAAATCACTGGTGCCTTTGCTGTCCCATGTCTGGTTGACGAAGTTGTAGTATTCGGGGCAGATGAAGCCGAAGAGGGATCTGCGAATGGCGTACTTGTCGCCTACTTTCAGTCCCTTGTATCTGATGAAGAAGTTCATGATGTGAGTGTACCGTTGTTTCTTGAGTGATGTGAAGGATTCACCTAAATTGGTTGATTGTGAGACGATTGGCCTATTGTGCCGAATTGACTTTCGTCCTGTTGAACTTTAGACCGAGTGGGATTTTTTGTCTCCGTGTTATTTTTCGTTCCAGTTTTTGAATGAGTCCTTCTGTTCACGCCCGAGGGTCAGTCTCGTAAAGGGTCACGCCAAGTTGGCAGGCCTGCCAAGGTGGCAGTGTCTCACTACAGCTCACGCCATAACGACAGGCCTGCCAAGGTGGCAGTGTCTCTCATTGGGTCAGTACATTAGAGGCCTCCTGTAGGGTCGGCTAGTGTAGCCTTGCACTCTTCGATCAGTAGTGCCAATGCTTCGATAGGATCCACTACAGGCCTCCCTGTACAGCGTCGATAGCCTTGCGGCATTGGTCTATTGTGCCCGTTAGAAGTATGGGCATGAGCACCATAGGAGGTCCGTCTTGAGATCGGTCTAACAGATGCAAGTTGT